TCTCGGCAACGGTATCTCCCGCATGGGTGAGAACATGGGCTTCGATCCCACTGCCGTCGACTCGGGTCTTACCACCCTGGCCGACCGGGTGGCTCAGGCCCAGGCGATGCAGTCTCAGCTCAGCAGCATGGCTGGTACTGCGAACCTCTCTGCTCAGCTGGCCACTGCGACCAGCATGCCGCCCACGAACCAGCTGGCAGAGCAGGTCGCTGCCCAGCTCGCCTCTCAGCCTCAGCGAGTGGTGAACCAGGAGGTCACGATCAACAACCCGGTGACCGAGCGCGACTCGGAAACCACCGACAAGGCACTGCAGCTCGCTGCTGCCGTTGATGTCTAAGGAGATACTCCCATGAGAGACCTGATCATCAACGGGGTGCCCATGCGAGACCCGCTTCAGAAGTGGCGGCCGGATTACACCCGGTCGTCGCTTCTGAACACGGTGAGTCGCGCGGCCCCCTCGACTGACCAGATCGCCTATCATGGTGTGGATGCCACTGGTCCGGCTTACTTCGGTGCCGGTCAGCACACCCTGGTGCTCAACCTGGAAGCTGCTAACCGCGAGGAGTTCTACCAGCTGCTCACCGCCCTGCAGTCGCTGTTCAGCGCACCCATCCTGAAGCTCACATCCGCCCCCCAGATCTCTCCGCTTCGCAGCGCGCCGACCAATCGGCAAAGGGCCAACAGGACCTTTAACGTCGCCTCAGGACTCATCAGGGAGGCGACTGCGCGCATGATCGGCTCGCTCGCTGTCGAGTACATCAACGAGCGGGTTGCTCGGCTCACTGCGGTGATCGAGCTGCCCGGGGCCTTCTGGTACAGTCAGGACCAGTACACCAATGGGATGGAGGTCACTCAGGGCACGAACACCCTGGACCTCACCGAGCTCAACATCGCGGGCGACTCTACTGCCCCGATGGGTGAGGGCCTCCTTCGAGTGGAAGGTCAGCTGGCCTCTGGGGCTACGTTGACGATCCGCGATCGAGGTCTCGTGGATCACGGGCTGGTCATTCGCCCGACGGCTCTGCTTCAGCCCACCGAGTTTCTTCTGATCGATCTGAAGACGCTCAACGCCCGCAAGCAGACCTCTGCGACCTGGGACATCACTGCGGGTACTGATGCCCGTAACTACCTCGAGCTGACGGGTAACGGGGGGTTCGTCTTCGAGCCGGAGGCTGGGTTCGACCTCTTCCCCTCCACACCTAACCGCTACTGGGCTTCGGTGATCAAGAACGACTCCGAACCGGCCCAGATCGACCTGAGGATGGGGAGGGCCTACCTGTGACTCTCTTCCGAGTGGTGGCTTACGAGCCCAACGGTGCCCGCCTGGGCATGCTCTCCGCGCCCATCGGAGTCAGCTTCGGCAGCCCCTTCAACGAGGTGGGCTCCTGTTCCTTCAACTACCGTCCCGACTCGCCGGGCTACGACCTTCTCCAGAACTACATGGAGGTCGCGGTCGAGGCGTCGAAGACGGGTGAGACTTGGGCAGAGATTCCGAACGGGCGGTACATCCGACTCAACCGGAAGTACGAGAAGATCGGTGCTCACAACACTCGTGAGTACTCCTTCACTGGCTACGGCTGGCAGCTCAAGAAGGTGCTGCAGTGGCAGACCACGGGGCTCAACGCTGATGGGAAGCGGCCGTTCCTGAGCGCGACGGTCGGCACTATCGTGAAGACCCTGCTCGACGAGGCCCACTCTCGCGGTACCGTTCCGGGGCTCACGTACGACTTCTCGACGACCCATGACTCTGCGGGTAACCCGTGGAACAAGGTCATCACGATCTACTACGAGCCCGGGGCGAACCTCTACACCATCCTGGACAACCTCGCTCAGCAGAGCATGTGCGACTGGCGCTTCCAGGGTCGCACGCTCCAGCTGTACAACTCCGACACTGCGCTCTCCACGACTCGCCCGGTCACCCTCAAGCCCGGTGTGGATGTCAAGGCACTCCCGATTCAGGGCAGTATCGAGGAGCTGGTCGACAAGGCTCTCGTCATCGGCGATGGCGGGGTAAGCCTCCCCCTGACCAACACGGGCATCACCATGCCGTGGGGTCACTGGGAGACCTCGGTGTCCAACTCGGGGGTCAGTGACAAGACCACGATGCAGCTTCTCGGTGAGGCTCTGCTGGAGGATGGCTCTCAGGAGCGCATCCAGTATACCGCTGAGATGAAGATGGATACGACTACGTACCACCCCTTCATCGACTTCTTCCCTGGTGACTACGTGACGGGGCCCTCTGAGCAGGGCTCTGAGCCCTACCGAGTGCGCCAGATCAACGGCAGCCGGGCGACTGGCGAGAAGCAGCAGATCGACCTCATCCTCAACGACCGCTTCGTCGAGCGGGAGATCCGCAACGCCAAGAAGACCAATGGCATCACCGGCGGCGCTACTGCTGGTGGCTCAGGAGGTCGTCCGACGCCTCCCTCGAACGACACTCGTACCCCCGTCGCCCCCCAGGCGCTTACGGTGGACAGCACGGCCTACATCGAGCTGGGATCACCCCGAGCTCAGGTCACGATGGGCTGGACTGTTGTTGACACCGCGACGGATGGCGGGGCTATTGAGGTCAATGGCTACCAGGTCGAGTACCGACTGAATGGTGGTAGTGCACCTTGGGCCCTCCTGACTGAGACGCCGAGCAACAGCCTCTCCTTCCCCGGACTGCCCATCGGTACGGCGTATCAGTTCCGAGTGCGTGCCCGTAGCTCGAGTGGAGTGCTGGGTCAGTACTCGACGGTAGTGCCTCACACCACTGCCACCGAGGACCAGGCTCCCCCCGCCCCGAGCAAGCCGGTTCTGTCGAGCAAGCTGGGTACTGTCACAATCCAGTGGGATGGTAAGAACGAGACTGGCGGTGTGATGCCGGCAGACTTCGCCTTCGTCCGGGTGTGGAGACTGGGTACGATTGGTGCGGAGCAGGTCGGTACTATCCGCGGAGGTTCTCGCGGTCAGGGGGGTGGTCTGATCGTTCTGAGCGGACTGCCCGTTCAGACTCAGACGTTCTGGTTTACTGCCACCGACACCTCTAGCAACGAGTCTGAGCAGTCGGAGCAGTCGGAGATCATGGTCCAGCGAATCTCTGGGCCTGACCTCGAAGCAAACTCGGTCACGACCAATGAGCTCGCTGCTGGATCGGTGAAGGCAGAACAGATCGCCGCAGGGGCCGTGCAGGCCCGCTCGCTCGCGATTGGTACAGTGAGCACTAACCTGATTCGCAATGGCGACTTCAGCGACATGGGCATTTACCCGCCGCCGAACCCGGGGGCTTTCGGGCCCACCATCCCGGGCTGGATTTACGAGCCTCGCACTTCTCAGGCTAGTGAGCAGGGGTTCCAGTACGGCCTGGGTACTGCTTATGTCGGTCGGGGCAACGCAGTTCTTCGCCAGGGTAATGCCCTTGAGACTGGTGGTCGCATCGTCAGCGACCCCATCCCCGTTACTCCCGGTATCGACTACAAGCTGACCATCTTCCTGATGCCCCTGGTTTCTACTGTGCAGGAGGTTGGTCTTCGCTACCTGGTCAGTACTGACGGGGGCCAGACCTTCAGCGACATGGGTACGACTAACTGGGCTCGAGGCAATGTGGTTAACGCCTGGGCTTATGTTAGTTGGACTCGAGCTTTCGCCACGGGTATTACTCACGTTCGACTCGTCTTCCAGAACAACGGGGATGGGTCGTTCAGCAATAACACCAACGCCATTCGCCTCGGTAGTGTCTTCTTCCTGCAGTCGGGAGCCCCTGCTCTCGAGCTTTCGCCGAGCACCATCCGGATGTACGATGGCAGTGGTAACCAGACTATCGTTCTCGACGGTGCTGGGGCTTCGATCACTGCCGGTCAGTTTGAGTCGAAGCCCGCCTCATCTGACATCGCTTACCGGGTTCGAGTCTCTGCGGATTCTTACCAGACTGCGCGCTACGGCGTTGTCCCGGCAGTGTACTATCCGGGTACGGGAACCGATACTACCGACCCCTCTCAGTGGGGCGGTATGTATGCTGAGCGATACTCGGTGGCTATCGACTCGCCTCATCAGCCTGGCTTCAACGCGGCGGCACGTACTCAGGTCAAGGTGGGCTCGCAGGGCCTTGCGGTCTACACGGGCAACGCCTTCCTGAATGACAACCGCCGGGGACTGGTGCTGCTCTGGAGTGGTGACTGGTCGATCGGCTGGGGTGACAACAGTCACGGTCGCATCAACTCCTGGCGAAACACCGATGGCACTGCCTACATGGATGTCTATGGGGTTCTGCGACCGATGAACGGCCTGTTTGTGACGGGTAACAAGAGCTTCGTCATGGACCACCCGACCAAGGACGACATGAGCCTCGTTCACGCTGCCACTGAGGCGCCCGCTTCGGGTGTTCACTACTGGAACGGGGTCGGCGGCACTGGTGACGATGTGATCGGCGAGGATGGCACCGCAGTCATCATCCTCCCTGACTACTTCGAGCCACTGACGGACAAGGACAAGCGAGCCGTGCTGGTGAGCGCCGTCGGCAAGCCGTACCCCATCGGTGTGGATGAGATCGAGGATGGCCGCTTCACGGTCTACGGAGAGCCTGGTCGACGGTTCTCTTGGCTGGTGCAGGCAGTTCGCTCGGGCTTCGAGTTCGACGTCGAGATTGAGAAGGTGGGGGCGGGTCCCGAGCACAAGATGATCTGAGTTCGGGAATCAGCTCTTCAACACTTCTCCAGCTCGCATGATAGGTTTGATCCATCAATACCCCCAGGAGGGACAATGGCCCAGAACCCGGAGAACTCGCAGGAGTTTACGGATAGTCCGATCGTGAACCTCTACATCAAGCAGCTGGCGTTCGCCACGCTGCAGGTGAACCAGCTGACCGTCGAACGGGAGTCGCTGATGGAGCAGTGGCGGGGTATGGCCGCGCAGCTCGAAGCGAACCAGGACCGGGTCAACCAGCTCGAGGCGGAGCTCACCCGGCTCCGCACCCAGGACTCCGACTCATCCGGGTCGGAAGGATAGGAGGAACCCCATGGCACTCATGCCGGGAGTGAACCACCGCCTCATCGCTCGCCACAACAAGGGCGCGAAGATGGCGGTCTACAACCGAGTCAACCTGCACGTCGCGGTCTCCGAGGCCTCGTCGCTGTTCGGCTACTTCTCGGGGGTCGGCGACTGCTCGCACTTCTACGTCGCGAAGGACGGCACGATCGAGCAGTACATGGACACCGAGTTCCAGTCCAAGGCCGACTACCAGGGCAACGACGCGACCATCTCCATCGAGACCCAGGGGGGTCTCAAGGACGCGCAGAACGAGCCCTGGACCGCTGCTCAGCTCGTCTCGCTCGCCCGCATCTGGCAGTGGGCTCGGGACACCCACGGCATCAAGAACAAGCTGGCGACCTCGTCCCGGGCGGTCAACGACGAGAACAAGGGCCTGAGCTACCACCGCCTCGGCGTGCCGGGTTACCCGACCTCGGTGGGCGGCGTGCTCTACTCCCGCAAGTCGGGCAAGATCTGCCCGGGGAACGCCAAGATCGCGCAGATCCCCAGCATCTTCAACGGAGGCAACGCGCAGCCCTCGCCGTCTCCCACCCCGACGCCGACCCCGACGCCGGCGCCCACCCCGGTGCCGTCGAACCACCTCGACCCCGATGGTGACTGGGGCACCAAGACGACCAAGCGCGCCCAGGAGGTGCTGGGTCTCGTCGCCGATGGTGAGGTCTGGTACCAGTACAAGCCGAACGCTCAGCCGGCGATGGTCTCGGGCTGGGTGTGGAACTGGGTCAAGGGCACCAGCGGTTCGCCCCTCATCCGCCGGATGATGGAGATCATGGCGGCTGCCGGCCAGTACACGGGCAAGATCGACGGGGTGGCGGGCACGGAGTTCTACAAGGGCCTGCAGCGCCGCTACGGCACGGTCGTCGACGGGGAGCTCTGGCGGCACTCGCCGGCAGTCGCGGCCATGCAGAACGCGCTCAACGCTGGTCGCTTCTAGTACCAGTACCCAGGTAAGGAGGGGGTATGGGAGACCTTCCCGGTGAAGCCTGGGCATTCTTCGGTGTCGCGCTCACGGGCCTGCTCACCCTTCTCACCAAGCTGCTCGTGGATAATCGCCGCGATGCCAAAGAGGGGGGTGAGGAAAAGCCCGTGCAGGAACACAAGGCCGAGGTCAAACAGGAGGCCACGGTGACCCAGCTTCCCACACCGAAGGCTGCGCCGGAGGCGATGGCCGATCCGCTCGAGTTGGCCGTCGGTCGGGCACTCGACACGGTACTCGAGATGCTCGCTGATGCGAACACAAGACTGGATGCAATCCAGAGCCAGCTGAGCCAGACGAGGACGGAGCTGAACGAGTCACGGGCGGAGGCCCGAACACTCACTCGACAGAACCTCGAGTACCAGGTGACCATCTCAACGCTGCAGAGCGAGCTGAACCTGGCCCGGCAGGCTCTGGCTGCTGCCGAGGGGGAACTCAGGGTCCTCCGGCAGAGGGGGACGGCATGACCGACCAGGCCAAGGAGGTGGTCGACGAGGCGAAGCAGGCGATCCGCTACGCTCGCCGACTCGAACGCCAGAAGTGGAGCAGGCGGAGGCTGAAGGAGCTCATCCTGCTGGTACTCACGGCCTACTTCGCGATCTGGATGCACACGCTCTACTTGAACCAGTGCATCCAACAGTCCTATCTCTCGGAAACGAGAGCGACCATCTGCAAGTACTCCTTCTACCCCTGGTCCGGCAAAATCGAGCCGGGGGTGCAGGTGTCCAACCGGGCTCCTGCTTCCGGACACAATCACTAGGAGGCTCCATGGAGTTCACCTTCAGCCTCTCCGGCTGGATCATCCTGCAGCTGTTCATCCTGCCCGTGCTGCTGCCGCTGGCGGTGGGCCTGGTCACCAAGTACACCACCTCGAGCTCGCTCAAGGCGCTGCTCCTGCTGGCCCTGTCGGTGATCACCGCGCTGCTCACGGAGATGCTCTCGGCCTTCCAGAACGGGGTGGAGAGCTTCGACCTGGGGCTCGCCCTGCTCCAGGCCATCGTCACCTTCGTGATCGGTGTGGGGTTCCACTTCGGCCTGCTGAAGCCGACCGGCCTGACCGACAAGGCGCAGGCCATCGGCAACTCGACCGGCTCCCTCAGTAACGACAAGACGATCGAGGGCTGACGACCGCCGGGGTCTCGGGTGCGATACTCGAGGCCCCGGCTTTAACCCCTGGAGGTTTCAATGGCCGATGTTCCCAGTGAGGTCCGCTACGGTCGGGTAGTCGGGCGGTTCGTCCTGGTGGTGGCTGACAGTGACGACCCGGGTAACCTGCCCGAGGAGCTGCCTCTGGGCGGCACCATCACGCTCACGCCCAACGTCCGCATCATGCGGTTCCCGACTACCGACCCAGCACGCCTCGCGGTGATTTCGCCCATTGTTTGCACCCTGGTCGATGGCTGGCTTACTGCAGAGGGCAACACCGAACCCGGAGTTAACCTGGTCGCTTCGGAGCAGCCGGAGGGTCAGCCGAGCAACATCCAGTGGACTGCCACCTTCCAGTTCGATGGTCTTACCTCGACCCAGCAGCCGTCGCCCGTGATCATCGAAGTTCCGCCCGACACCGAGGTCGATCTCACCACAATCGTGCCTGTCTCGCCTGACCCGGGTACGGTCGAGCTGGTGACTCACGAGGACTGGGCCGACATCCAGGAGATCTACCAGCAGATTCAGGACATCATCGCCGGTGGCGGCATGATCCAGGGTGCTGATGGTCGAGAGGTCGAGCTGCGGGCCAGCGACACGGCTATCGAGTGGCGGTACTCGGGAACGACTCTCTGGGCATCTCTCGTCATGCTGGCCGACCTGCAGGGCCCCCAGGGGCTCAAGGGCGATAAGGGCGACGATGGAGAAGCCGGACCGCCCAACTCCCTGACGATCGGCAGCGTCACTTCGACCTCGACCCCGCAGGCGAGTATTACGGGGGCGGCCCCTAACCAGGTGCTGAACCTGGGTCTCCCGAAGGGTGCCGATGGGTCGAATGGTAACCCTGGTGCGGACGGGAGGCAGGTCCAGCTTCGCGTCTCGGGTGGCTACATCCAGTGGCAGTATGTCGGTGACCCGGTGTGGAGCAACCTGGTCTCTCTCTCTTCCATCACTGGTCCTGCTGGTGCGGACGGTACTGCTCTACCGGCTCTCACCCAGGCTCAGATCACCACGGGTACTGACACTACCAAGAGCGCCATCACCGCAGCGGTATTCAAGGCCGCAGTCACTGCACTTCAGCAGAACCTGACCAATCGAGTTACTGCGCTCGAGGCTCGAGGGAAGATCGGACTGAGCCAGTCGGTAGTGAACTATGGCCCGACTGACAGTACTCAGGTCCTGATGTCTCAGCTGACGGTAACGGTCGCCGCTACTGGTAGTGACCTGCTGCTCGAGCTCTCTGGCCACCTTCAGTGCACAGTGGCCAATGACCGACTGGGCATCATCATCCGTCGAGGTACTGCTACAACCGATCCCGAGGTCGGTAACTTCGTGATCCTGGTGCCCTACGCCGGAGTGCCTTCTACGGTCATTCTTCGTACTAAGGACACTCCCCCCGAGGGCTCTGTTACTTATGGGGTCTGGGTTTATCGCGCCGGTGGTACCGGTCAGGTGACCTGGATTTCTGCTAGTAACCGACCCGGTCTGCTGACCGTCGAGAAGCCGTAGGAGGCTCACCATGGTTGACGTTCCTAGCCAGGTCCAGTATGGCAAGGTGATCGGTCGGTTTGTCTCCTTCGTGGCGGACTCCAACGACCCGGGCACTGTGCCGGATGAGGTGCCTCTCACTGGTACCGTAACCATCACGCCGAACACTCCTCTCATGCGGTTCATCAACACCGACCCGCCGAGGACGGCAGTGATCTCCATCCTCGAGTGCCGGGTGATCAACGGGGATCTCTACGCGCCGAACAGCTCCACACCTGGGGTCTGGATGATGGCGAGTGAGCAGCCTGCCGGCCAGCCCGATCACGTCCAGTTCACTGCTCGGTTCAACTTCAACGAGCTGAGTGGGCTGGCTCAGCCGGTACCGGTGGTCTTCGAGGTTCCGGTGAACGGGACCATCGATCTGGCCATGGCGATGGGTGTCGACCCCGATCCCGGCACGGTAGTCGTGGTGAGTACCGAGGGTGTCGCCGAGGTCGAGCAGATCTACCAGGACATCAAGGACATCATCGATGGTGGTGGTATCATCATGGGTGATGATGGTCGGGAGGTCGAGCTCAGGAACTCAGGGACGGCCATCCAGTGGCGGTATGTCGATACGCCTGAGCTGCCCTGGGTCGATCTGATCCTGACGAGTGAGCTGGAGGGTCCTCCGGGGGCCGATGGGAGTATCGGCCCCAAGGGTGACAAGGGTGATGCGGGGTCCCCGGGTGACAAGCTCACCATGGGCACCATCACGACGGGCGACCCTGGTACTGAGGCAGTAGCTTCGATCACCGGTGTTTCTCCGAACAAGGTTCTCGATCTGACCATCCCCAGGGGAAACCCGGGAGTCGATGGGGCTGATGGGGATACACTCTCCATTGGCACTGTTACCACTGGGGCAGCGGGTTCTGCGGCACAGGCCACGATTACCGGGGACTCCCCCGATAAGCAGCTCAACCTGGTGATCCCCCGCGGTAACACGGGGGCCACTGGCCCGGCTTCACCCAAGATGCAAACCTACACTGGCCCCATGACTGCGGTTAGTGCAATTGGTACTGTCGCAGCGGTGATGTTTGATGCCAACTTCACCAACCCCTTCCCGGATAGTAAGGCTCTACTCAAGGTCCGAGCCTCCGCCATGCTTACCAACTCGGCTGCTAATGCCTCCCCCTCCCTGATCGCCGATCTCTCGATTGGGGGTACTGAGGCTATCCGACACGAGCATCGAGACAACACAGTATCTGCGTCACAGCTCGCTTCCCGGCTGATCGATGCTGAGCTCGTGATTGATCCGGGAGTTACCGTACGGGTGCGGGTACAGGCCGTGAACCGAAACGCCAGTGGTACTATTTCTGGCGGGGGAGGGACTAGTGATTGGGCCATTGTAACGCTTGAGCCCGTTGACGCCTACACCAGCTAGTACCGTTGCCCCTCCGCGCTCGATCACTCGGGTGTGGGGGGGCTTCGTGGTGTGTCGGGCCGTGATCGATCGCGACGCGTCGGGCGATCATGCACCCCTAGGATGGGGCCAGGGAAGCGCGTAATCGCCCGTTAGGGGTGGGGTCGAGTGATGAGGTCAGGTGAGGGGCCGGCGATTCTGAGCCATCTACCAGACTGCCCCGGCGGCGAGAGAATACCGGCGGGGCAGCTGGGGAGAGGGGGCCCTGGCACTGGCTAGGTGCTGAGAATAGGGTCTTTTAAACCTGAGCGAGTGAGTCACTGCCGCCGCCATCACCCGGAAAACGCGGCCTCGTTACCTCGCAAGGTCCCTCTACCTCTATTGAGTTGTACTCGAGTGGAGAGCCGAGGATTCGAACCTCGATACTTCCCATCCGCATGGTCCTGGATCCAGTACCTCGTAAGGCGGTATCATCATGTCCATGGGCGCGCCGGATGCTCTGCCGATTGAGCTAGCTCCCCGAGTGGGTAGTTTAACCTCGTGCCCAGGAGGTCGTGCCGGCAGATGAGAGATCAGGACTCGTCGTCGTCCTCGAGGTCCTCGTCGTCGTCCTCGACCTCGACGACCGCGGCCTTCTTGCCCTTCTTGGCGGCGGCCTTCTCGGCCTTCTCCGCCTCGGCGGCGGCCGCGGCCTTCTGCTCGGCCTTGCGCTGCTTCAGCGCCTCGAGCTTCTCCTTCTTGTCGGCCTCGAGCTCGCCGTCCTTGAAGGCCTTGAGGATGGCCTTGACCTCGGGGTCGTTCGGGCCGGACCACTCCCAGCGGGCCCGGTTGCCGGCGACGATCTCGCGGTCGAGGCGGCCGTCGCGGGCCATCTTGCGGAGCAGGGTCCGCAGCTCGCGGGTGGTGGTGTCCTGCTTGAACTTGGTCTTGATCAGGGCGACGATGTCGGCGACGCCGAAGGCGACCTCCTGGGTCTCCTCGGTGGCCTCCACCTCCTCCTCGACCTCGACGGCGGGCTTGGCGGCGGCACGGGCTCGGGCCATGATGATTCTCCTTGATCGATGGCGGACCGGGTTGTCCGCCTAGCTCGTTGGGTGAGCGATGCGAGTACTAATCTAATGAGCCATGGCTATCATGTCAAGGCTGGAAGGTGCAGTGCTTCCCACTTTGACATTAGTGATCTGTGTATATAGTATGGGGGGTGATCGACCGCATACGACATTCCAGAGGGGAATCTGATGCCCGCTCGCTACCTTCTCATCGAGTTCGATGACGCCGCCCAAGCGGATGCCCTACGCGCGCAGATTGATACTGCCACTCGCAAGGGCAAGGCTTTCAGGGTAGTGGGTCTCTTCGCCCGCCCTGGCAAGCTCTGCCAGTGCTACCGCTCCACGAAGGACTACAAGGAGTGGGGTATTCAGCGAGGGGGCAAGCTCGGCTGGTTCGTCTGCCCCACCTGCAAGCGCCCCACCGTGCAGAACCAGGGCCTTCGGAACCTCCTCGCGCGCGCCGATATCATCGCCCCGTTCAAGGCGCGCGGACGGGCATTCCACACCGAGTCGGCGCCGAGCAACTCCGATCCTCGTGACTACTCGTTCTACCCCGATGAGCTGCAGGTGAACATCTACCCTGCCCGCGACTGACCTTGACACCTGGTGTGGAGATGGTAGAGTGATCACATGACCGCGATGACCCACCAGTACTGGCGCAACCCGTACCGGCCGAGCGAGGTGAGACTCGCTTCGGTGAAGCAGTACAACTACATCCTCATCTTGCTGAACGAGCGCGAGTATGCTCCAGAGGTGCCCCGCGACAAGCAGGAGCAGATCATCCGTGATTGCCGCGATGGCAAGGGTACGCCCTTGACGAGCAAGGCTGCTTCGGACATGATCGAAGCTCTCCGTGCGGCTCCGTACCGCCAGCGAGCAGGTAACCCCGCGCATGAGGCACGGGTCGTCGAGGACGGCTTCTACGAAGCTCGAGGTCGCATCTACAAGCTGCTCACCTCCATGGCGGGTCGACGCTATGCCAAGGTGCTCAACGACAGGGGCAAGTTCGAGTACATCGAGGGGGGCTCGCACGAGGTCTTCATGCACGGCTCCAAGCTCTCGCTCGAGCGGGCTAAGGAGCTGGGCAAGCTCCACGGTCGGTGCATCATCTGCGGGGCAGAGCTCACCGCTGACGAGTCGATCAAGGCGGGCATCGGCCCCGTCTGCGCGAAGAAGGTCTGATGCAAACGTTCCTCCCTTACCGGAGCTTCCAGTCATCGGCTCGGGTGCTCGACAGAGCACGTCTCGGTAAGCAGCGAGTCGAGACCCTGCAGATCATGAAGGCTCTCGTGACCGACGAGGGCTGGGTCAATCACCCCGTCACGAAGATGTGGCGAGGCTACGAGGGTGCTCTTCTTTCCTACCAGTGGTACATCTGCAAAGAATGGCAGCGCCGAGGCTACAAGGACACCTGCTGGGAGAAAACCCGCGACCTATACTACCCGGCCCAGATCGATCGCCAGTTCCGCAGGGGTAACGTGCTTCTGCCCCCGTTCATCGGGCTCAAGCGGTTCCACTCCGTTCACCGCGCCAACCTCCTGCGCAAAGACCCCGAGTGGTACGGGCGGTTCAATTGGCCCGAGGAACCAGCGGAAGGGTACTGGTATCCAGTCATTGACTCTCGCGGTCGGCTGGTGAGATAATACCCCCATGGCAGATCGGCTCAAGTACAGGTGGAAGAAGCGTCCATACGCCCACCAGGTGGCCGCCGTCAAGAAGCTGATGGCGAACGGCTGGGGCGGGGCGCTCCTCATGGAACCCCGGACAGGCAAGACCAAGGTAGCGATCGACTACATGTCCATCCTGCACATGCAGGGGAAGGTCAACCGAGTAGTCATGGTCGGCCCGGTCGTCGCGATCCAGGTGTGGAAGGACCAGCTCAAGGAGAACTGTCCCGTACCCTATCGACTTACGGTCTGGGACCGCAAGGGCCGCAAGGTGCAGTCGCTGCCTCCGTATGGCCAGGACATCCTCGACATCGTGCTGATCAATTACGACGCCTTCTCGGTGCCGGGTGACTTCCGAGTGCATCGCAGCGGTCCAAAGAAGGGCCAGCCGATCCTCGACAAGGGCGGGGCCAAGATTCGCGCTAGGCGCGGTGGACGCTACGACATGATCAAGGCGTTCAAGCGGTGGCAGCCTCAGCTCATGATCCTCGACGAGAGCCACCGTATCAAGTCCCCGTCTGCCAAGAAGTCGACTGCTCTCCACACCCTCGGCAAGGTCGCCGACTACCGAGTTCTGCTGACCGGTACGGTAGTGACGAAGAGCAAGCGTCTGTACGACATCTATAGCCAGTGGCAGTTCCTTAACCCCGATCGCTTCCCCAACATGAACTTCAATGAGTTCAAGCACTACTACGGGCGATGGGTCAAGGCTGGGGATGGTCGTTACGAGGTATGGAAGGGTGCCCGTAACGAGGACGAGCTGCACTCGCTCGTGCACCTGGATGCCTTCAGCATCACTCGTGAGGAGTGCTACGACCTTCCTAAGCAAACCACTCAGATCATCCCGGTACCGCTCGAGGAGTCTGCTGGGGTCTACGACCAGATGGCCGAGGACATGGTCGCCCGCATTCACACGGGTGAGATCACTGAGGCGAGTATCCGCCTGGTTCAGCGACTGCGACTGCAGCAGATTACCTCGGGCCTCAGCAAGACCTCGCCGACTCCTCAGCACCGTGAGGGTCGACTGGTAGTGGTGGGTGCAGAAAAGCTGCGGATGATCCAGAGCAGGCTTGAGGATCTGATGGAAGCCGATGAGAAGGTCGTCATCGGCGCCCTGTTCAAGGCCGACATCCAGCGACTGCTCGAGCTCTGCCGGAAGCAGCTGAAGGTGCCCGTCTACTCGATCTATGGGGGGATGAAGCAGGCTGAGCGCGACAGGATGCCGGCCCAGTTCAAGAAGACGCAGGGTGGTGCAGTCTTCATCGGTCAGCCCGCTGCTGCTGGTGAGGCCATCGACCTGAGCTGTGCATCGATCCTCCAGTGGTACAGCCTGCCGCAGAGCTGGGTGAACTTCCGTCAGTTCTCGGACCGTATCGCGCTGAGCGACAAGCCGACGTTCCACGAGTTCTACCTCGGGGCAAACACCGTTGACTTCCTCCTCTATGAGACCCTCATGGAGGATGGCGACATCGGCAAGAAGATGATCATGTCCCCCGAGCGACTGCTCCGAGTCGCAGGCGGGAAGCTGAGTGATTGACATCTTCAGTTCCGAACTGATAGAGTTAATCATCCACCCGGAAGGATAAGACAATGGAGAACAAGCCGCACATCGCCAAGCTCATGGGTTCAGAGAGCAGACCGTACTGGCAGTGTAGCTGCGGCGAGATCTGGTCGGCTGGTCGCGAGCAGAAGCACCCGCCGACGATCGAGAGGGTCGAAGTGATCCTCTTCAAGACCTCGGGCAAGTACTACACAACCGAGTTCTGGCGCATCCCGACGCTGGTCACCGACACCCGGCCCAACGGCACCATCTTCTCTCGCCCGGTCATCGGCCCCTACGACATGATCCAGTCGCCCGACTTCCGTCGCATCGATGGGGGCCCGGTACTGATCACCAGTCAGGAGCCCTGGAGCTACCCGATCCTCTTCCCGAGCGAGCCGGTCCTGTGATCATCGTCGAGGGGCCGGATGGTGCCGGCAAGACCACGCTGATCAAGTCGCTGCTCGAGCGGTGGCCGTTCCTCGAGCTCGCGCCGAGGGTCGTTTCCAAGGACGCTGAGGCCATGGTCGACCTGCCGGCCTGGATCGCCGACAGCCTCGAGCACTGGGGCGAGAAGCCCATGCTCTTCGACCGACACCGCCTGATCTCCGAGACGATCTACGGGCCGATCCTGCGAGGTAGCGCGGAGCAGGGCTTCGACGACCCGATCCAGATGCTGCTCTGGATGGGCGACTTCTACCGGTGCCAGCCGATCATCATCTACTGCCTCCCGCCGCTGCAGGTCGTCAGGGAGAACATCTGGGATGACCCCGACAATGTGGTCGTCCAGGGCAAGATCGACGCGATCTACCAGGCGTACTGCGCTCGTGCTGCCATCGATGAGGAGGCCACGCAGGCTCGGGTCTTCATCTACGACTACACCAAGGATGGCCGCGAGGATGACCCGCTGGCCACGTTCAACGGCGTGATGCGCCACATCGAGAGGAAGTTCGCATGACCGAGATCACCCCCGACGGCCAGCTGGGTGTGGATGACCGCCTCGCCACGATGTTCGAGCTCCAGCGCTCCATGCAGGAGAAGAACTTCGGCGCCGACCCGTACCAGCTGAGCGGTGAGCAGCGGCTGCAGTTCTACAAGGACATGCACATCGCGCTGATCGACGAGCTCCACGAGGCGCTCGACGAGATGGGCTGGAAGCCCTGGGCCACCTCCAAGCACTTCAACGAGGAGGCCGTGCAGGGCGAGCTGGTGGATGCCTTCCACTTCTTCATGAACCTCTGCATGACCGCGGGCATGACCCCGGAGGACCTCTTCGTCAAGTACTACCGGAAGCGTACGAAGAACATCAAGCGGCAGGAGGAGGGCTACGACGGCGTCTCGACGAAGTGCCCGCACTGCCGGCGCGCGCTGGACGACGACGCGGTCCAGTGCCACGAGGACCCGCTGCACCCCGGCTCCTTCATCTGCTTCGGGCGGTACTGATGCAGAACGACCAGAAGCCGGACAAGCTGCGTGACCGGTTTGCGACTGCGGTGACTGCCGCCTTCTTCACGGCCGTGATCGCGGTCATCCTCCTGGTGCCCACCATCCTGGTGATCACCCTGCTCAAGCTCATTGGAGTCATGCACTGATGCGCACCTACACCGCGCCTACCCTCACGGAGCTGCACGACCTGCTCTGTGACAGCCTCATCACCGCCAAGGAGGGTGAGCTCGACGTCATCTCCACGGTCGACGTCCAGATCCACGACGTCATCGCCGAGGCCGAGTCCATGGACTGGGACTTCGACCTCAAGTCGATGTGGCTCACCAAGCAGCGCTGGTCGATGATGGTCCGGCAGTACATCGACCCCGAGGAGCTCGAGGCCTGGATCGGGCAGTGCACGGGCAAGATCGGCACCAAGGGTCGAGGGATCGCGACCATGCGCACCAAGGTGGTGAAGCCGCGCGGTGGTGCCGCGACCGGTCACACCAACAAGGAGACGCGTCGCTGGGGCTCCTGCATGCTCTCGATCTCGTACAAGGCGAAGCCGAAGCCGACGATCACGCTCATGTCCCGCACTTCGTACCTGGGCTACATCGGGGCGCTCGACCTGACCGTCGCCTGGATGTGCGCCCGGTACCTCGCCAAGGAGATGAAGATCGATGTTTCCGACATCAGCTTCGTCTGGATGAACTCGGCGATCCAGTGGCACAACTTCAAGTCGCTGGCCTACATGCTCAACCACCACGACCAGAACATGCGCAAGCAGTACCGCCGGTACCTCATGGAGGACTCGAGCGCACTCACCGGTGTGGAGAAGAGGGCCATCCTCAGCTCGCCGGCGATCAAGCTGTCCCGCAAGTGGCTGCGCAAGGTCATCAGCGACGACCGCGCCGGTCGCACCTACGGTGACATGACGTACAACACGTTCCGCCGGATCGTGCGACGCTTCCACACCGAGGTGATGGGCGAGGACTACGCCAAGAAGTTCGAGGGGTGGTCCTACTACAAGAAGGGCCCGAAGGAGGGAGAGCAGAAGGAGTTCTTCAAGTTCTACGGTTTGCTCCCCTCGGTCAAGGCTGATAGCCTCGACTTCTCGCCCATCGGCATGCCCATCACCCGGGCGTACGGCGAGCCCTTCGTGGGAGGCGATGGGGACGACTTCGACGACGATGACGAGTGACGACTGCATGATCGCGTACGGGCGATCCTGACGGCCTTCCAAGCACTCGAGGAGAGATGATGACGCTTCACGCATTCGACGGCGACGACTTCGAAGAGGTCTTCCGCACCCTTCAGCGCCGTCTGCTCGAGGTCCCGATCGTGGCCACGGGCGAGTGGCAGTCGCAGGACATCAGCGACAAGCCGATGCTGGCGACGCACGAGCTCGCCAACGTGAGCATGGTGATGCCGATCCCTCACACCGCGCACCACCTGGCGATGAAGACCGGGGCTCACCTGCCCTGGGCTGAGGACCACTTCAAGGAGCGGGTGGGGGGTGAGCCGCTGAACCCCGCGCCGAGCGAGGCCTGGTGGCCGTTCGCGCAGAAGACGGAGGTCGGCGAGACCAACAAGGCCCACAAGAGCCAGGGCGAGGCCTTCTCCCACACGTACCCCGAGCGGATGTGGCCGAAGTGGGCGGGTGAGGCCTACGTCGACATGGCGAAGTCGAACTCGACGGCCTGGGACCCCATGCATGGCATCCGGTTCTACTACGGCGACCTGGACGATGTCGTCAACCAGCTGAAGAAGGGGCCGCTCACTCGCCAGGCCTTTCTCCCGATCTGGTTCCCCGAGGACACGGGGGCGGTTCACGGTGAGCGGGTGCCCTGCACGCTGGGGTACCACTTCATGATCCGGGGCGACAAGCTCCAGATCACGTACTACATGCGCTCCTGCGACCTGATCCGGCACTTCCAGGACGATGTCTACATGGCGGGTCGCCTGGCCCAGTGGGTGCGAGACCGTCTCAACGACGAGGTGGGCCAGCTGAGGTACGAGGTGAGCGAGCTGATCATGCACATCGTCTCGCTGCACTGCTTCGCTGGGGATGTCCCCGCCATGAAGCTGCGCGACGAGGAGGGCAAGGCATGGAGCGCCTGAGCAGGGACCAGATGCTGATGGAGCACGCAACTGTCGCGGCCAAGCGGGGTACGTGTTCGAGGCTGAGGGTCGGTGCGGTCTTCAGCCGCGAGGGACGCATCCTCGCAACGGGCTACAACGGCGCACCGAAGGGGCAGCCTCACTGCGAGCACTACGTCGTGGGAGATGGTGATCGACCCGAGTGGGTGGATGACATGATGGCTCAGGAGTGGCCCGAGGGTTGCCACTTCCAGCCAGGAGAGTTTTTCACTCGGGCCGGGGATGACCGTCGGTGGGAGAGAGATGTCCTGCACGGATGCCCCATCGCCAACCACGCTGAGCGGAATGGCATCGACTTCGCGGCTCGCCATGGCATCTCGCTCGAGGGCTCGGAGGTTCATGTCACTCACATGCCCTGCCCTACCTGCGCCGGCTCGCTGCTGAACGTCGGGGTGAAGCGGGTGATCTACAAGGTGCCGTACCGCATCGCCAGTGGGGTGTGGATGCTCACTGCTGCTGGAATCCGGGTCGTTGACCTCTCATCGATGGAGAGGTAGAATAGCCATATGACAGTCGTACAGCTTCTCGACCAGTGCATCCTCTGTGATGACCCCCACCGCGTCGAGACCTACTCCACCGGGCCAGCTGACGCGAAGATCGTGGTCGTCGGCAAGATGAAGAACTCGGGCACCTACCAGCAGGCGCTTGAGGCTCAGCTCACCGAGCTGGGGTTGGATGTCGGCTCGGTCTACTTCACTCCGGTGATCAAGTGCCGGTCGTTCGACCTCTCGCTCACGAACAAGCAGCTCAAGACTCACGCAGCTGACTACTTCGACGAGGAGATCCGGCGTATCAAGCCGAAGTACATCCTCGCGCTCGGTAATGAGGCACTGCTCGCGCTGACGGGCAAGTCGGGTATCACCAAGTACCGAGGCAAGACCTTCACGACCGACTTCGGTGCTGAGGTCATCGCCACCATCTCGCCCTCGGCAGTGAAGCGCAACCCGGGTCAGACGCCAGGCTACATCGCTGACCTGAGGCTCTTCGTGAACAAGGTGAAGGGCCGCGAGGTTGGTATTCCTGATCCGAAGTACACAGTGGCTCGGGACAAGGCCTCACTCGCCCTGGTGCTCAAGATTCTCGACAGGACTGACGAAATCTACGTCGACATCGAGACGCACGCACCCAGCGGCGAGTACTACAAGGACGAGTCCAAGATGGTCTCGCTCGCGGCCACCTGCATTCTGAAGCCCGACACCTTCGGTCAGCGCAAGCGAGCCGTGATCGCGGTCCCTCTCTGCCACCCCCAGTCGCCCTGGCGAAGCAGCTGGAAGCAGGTGCTGCGGGTCATCGGTAAGCATACTGAGGGCATCCGCAAGGTGGTGGCTCACAACTCCAGCTTCGACTGCAAGTGGCTGATCTGGTACGGGGTGAAGCTCTATCCCACCTTCGACACCATGCTCGCCATCGCGCTGATGAACGAGAATATCCAGAAGGGACTGAAGCCTCAGGCAATGGCTCGCCTGGGTGTGGAGCCCTGGGGCATCGACACCGGTGACCTGTTCAAGCACGACCTGGATGACGTGCTGCACTACAACGTTCTCGATACCTGGTACATGTACTGGGTGAAGCAGCAGCTGGTCGAAGAGCTGAAGGAGCAGCCACGGCTCGCTCGCATCTTCAAGCTGCTCACGATGCCGGCACAGCGCGAGCTGATTGACTCTGAGCTCCGGGGCATCTGGATCGATGTCAAGCGGCTGAACGAACGGAAGCCTCAGGCTGAGCAGAAGCTCGCTGAGATCGAGGAGCGCATCGCCGAGGCTGCTGAGCTGCCCGACCCGAGTGATCCTGAGTGGCCTGCCACGATCAAACACCTCAAGTCCGGGGACAAGCGCATCCCGCTCGAGCGAAACTTCAACGCGAGTAACTTCGCCAAGTGGATGCTGTTCGAGTGGTGCGGACTGCCGGTGCTCGAACGGGGCAAGGACAAGGAGGATGGCTCGCCCGGTGACCCGAGCATGGCGGAAGGCGTGCTCATGGCACTCAAGAATGAGCATCCGGTAGTACCGCACATGCTCGACCGGGTGACTGCGAACAAGCACCTCACCGCGTTCTTCAACCCCTACGTCGAGCTCTACGACGAGAATCACCGCATCCACACCACATTCAAGCTGGCGGGTACGGTGACGGGGCGACTCAGTTCGGGCAAGGCTGACGCTGACAAGATCAGCGGTAGTCGAGGCAAGCTGCGCGGGGTCAACCTGCAGCAGGTACCCCGTGACGCCTTCATCCGCGGCATGTTCGGTGCACCTCCTGGGTGGACATTCGTTGAGTCCGACTACTCGCAGATCGAGCTGCGGGTGGCGGCATTCCTTGCCGACGAGACGAACATGAAGCACATCTACGCGACTGGCGGTGACATTCACACTACCACTGCTGCTCGAGTAGCGGGCATCCCTGAGTCTCAGGTCGAGAAGGAGGTGCGCAAGAAGCTGGGCAAGCCAGTTAACTTCGGCTTCCTCTATGGCATGGGGTGGAAGAAGTTCATCCAGACCGCCTTCGAGAACTACGGGGCCGAGTTCAGCGAGCTCGAGGCACAGGGCGCTCGGGCGACATACTTCCAGCTCTACCCCAAGCTTCTCCCCTGGCACGCTCGACAGCGACGATTGGTGCGCGAGTACGGGCGAGTTCAGAGCCCTCTGGGACGCGTCAGGCACCTGCCCGACATCTACTCGCCCGATAAGGGGGTGCAGTCTGAAGCCGAGCGCCAGGCGATCAACTCTCCGGTGCAGGGCTTCGCCTCGGACATGGCGGTACTCTCGATGATCGAGATTAACCGACGCTTCCGCGAGCTGGGCATCATGGGTTACTGCCTCGGGTTGGTGCACGATGCCATCAACTACGAGATTCGGGATGACTACCTGCCGCAGGCTCTCCCCATCATCAAGGATGTGATGGAGGATATGGATCTGGTGTACAAGAAATTCGGTACGGTGGTCGACATCCCGATCATCGCCGATGTTGCCGTCGGGCAGCACTGGGGCGATAAGAAGGAGCTCAGCCCCGACCAGGTCTACGACTTCAAGCTGGAGTACAAGGGTGCCTAAGACCTCAGTCATCACGATCCACCATGGCACCAATGCGGGCTACATGGCCCACCATCGACACAAGGTGATGATCGATGAGGAAGACTCCTGCGGCTGCCGTGAAGCACATGCGAGATATCAGGCGGAGCAGAAGCAACGGAACGATGGGAAGACCCTCGACGCTTCCAGGGAGCGCGAGTTGATCCGCTCGCGCGCGTTTCGTCGACTCGCTCGCAAGTACCCCTCCGAGTTCAACGAGATGATCCGGCTCGAGGCGGCACTCCGTAAGCAAGAAAGGGGAAGCTGATGTTGACGACATAGGTCAGTGTTGGTAGTATTGCTTCACTGATCGACCACGATTGAGGTGAAGCAATGTTCGTAGTGGCACGCACGGTTAACAAGCGACCGTCTCTCATGCACCTGGTGAACTTCCCGGGTGATCGCACCGCCTGCGGGCTGGATATGGGGGGTTGGTCTCGATTCTACACCGAGACTGCCATCCCAGCCATCCTCTGCTACAAGTGCGCCAAGAAGGTGAACTGATGACTAAGAAGCTCCGCCGCTGCAACCGTGCCGGCAAGGTGGTCTTCGAGACCGAGCTGGATGCGAAGATCGCCCTCGCCTCCCGGGTGTGGAAGGACAAGGGCGAGAAGCGATACTACCCCTGCCCCAACGGTCACTTCCACCTGACCTCCCAGGAGAAGGGCGAGGGCCGCCAGGCGTTGACTCCTCAGCGGGCTGCGTGATAGAGTCGACATCTGACAAAGGAGGAAGATGACGACCGTTGACCTCGGGATGCCCCTCGAGAATGCTGACGAAGCCCGTATCGACATGTACGACCGGCTCGAAGGCACGAAGGGTCTGTACTGGGACCCGAACGCTCGAGATGGTGAGGGTGCCCGCATCTCCACCCACTCGATGCTCAAGACATTCCGTCGGTGTCCGAAGCAGGCCGAGTTCAAGTACGTCCATCGCCTCAAGCCGAAGCGACTGGGTTCGCCGCTTAAGCGAGGGACCTGGGTTCACGCTCTGCTCGAGGCGTACCACAAGGGCGAGGACTGGCGGGCTCTGCACGCGGCATACAGTGCCAAGTTCAACCAGCTGTTCGACGAAGAGAAGGACTACTACGGCGACATGCCGACGGAGATCCTTCAGATCATGAACTCGTACATGTGGCACTACAAGAACGACCCCTGGAAGTACATCGACGCGGAGTTCCAGCTCGAGGCCGAGCTACCCGACGGGACGATCTACCGAGGGAAGGTCGACGCCCTGGTCGAGACCCAGTTCGGTCTCTACCTGGTGGACCACAAGACGCACAAGACCCTGCCCGACATGAACTTCCGTCTGCTCGATGCGCAGTCTGCCCTGTACCTCTGGGCCGCTCGCGAGAACGGGCTGGATGTGAAGGGGTTCATCTGGAACTACATCCGGTGGAAGGCCCCGTCCACACCCGCGCTGCTCAAGGACGGGAAGCGCATCAGCAAGTCCGCCTGTGACACCGACTATCCGACGATGTACCGGGCGCTCAAGAAGTACAAGGCAGAGAACCCCCAGTTCGTGATCTCGGAGGATGACAAGGCTCGGCTCCGTCAGCTGCAGGCTGCGCGCTACGAGTTCGGCAAGCCGCAGACCTCCACCTTCTTCCGCCGCGACGTGCTCGAGAAGTCCGACGACATGATCGAGCGGGTGCTGCAGGGGAACTACACGACCTCCCTGCGGATGCACAACTACAACTTCGACAACCCCGACCAGGTGGAACGGGTGGTCGAGAGGGGCTGCACCTTCAGCTGCTCCTACACCGACCTCTGCACGGCGGAGCTCATGGGTGGCAACCTGCGCCCCCTGATCCGGCAGAACTACACGGTCGGTGACCCGAACGACTACTACAACGACCGGGCCGGCGACGTGCCCGAGAAGGAGTGATCATGGCCAAGGTGAAGAACAAGGCCCGCTCGCTGCAGTCTGGTGACGTCGGTACGGTGACGTCGCAGACCCGCACCCTGCAGTACGACGAGCAGGGCCGGCTGGTCAGCGAGACCGTGACCACGCAGGTCGACGCGCTGGTCCACCCCGAGCAGGAGGCCTGACATGGGCAACGACCGGGCCCAGGAGGAGTGGCCGGCGGAGCGCACCACCCGCGACGTCGGTTCGGGTCGCATCGTGGGCATGAGGGGCAAGACTGAGGTCGGCATGTCCGACGCTTCGCCCCGGCCCATCAGCCTCATGCAGCGCGTCAAGGAGCTCGAGGAGACGGCCATCATGCTCCACGATGCTCTCAACGGCCTGGACGAGCGGGTCGACCCCCTGCTCGTGCCGGCGCGCGATGCGGAGTCGAAGGAGGGCTACCCGGAGGACCCGCCGCAGCAGAGCCCCCTCGCGGAGCAGCTCGAGACCCTCATCCGTCGCTACCGTCACGCGGTGACCCGCGTGGCCGACCTGCGCAACCGTCTGGAGATCTGACATGGGCAACCCCCGCACGCTCAAGCTGGTCATCGAGCTCGAGGATGATGGCGAGCCGGACACATACATGCGGATCATGGACACCCTCCGCGCCCTCGGGGCCGAGGTCATCGACGAGGAAGAGGTCTGACATGGCCAGTGGGAAGAGCCTCGAGCTCGCCAAGATCAAGGCGCCCAAGCCCTCCAAGGTCTGCATCTGCGGCATGGCCTGGAGCGACCACCTGCGCAAGGATGGCAAGGGGGTGCTGGCCAAGTACAAGGACGTCGAGCAGCACATGCCCATCCCCTCCCGGCCCTTCAACCGGAAGCAGCTCCGGTACGCGGTGCGGAATCGCGACTGACGCGGTAGGTGCGCGACAGCATTCCCCGCTGATAGTATAGGGGCCCGGAAGGAAAGGACACGCATGGCCAAGGACTACGCGGCGATCGCGCGACAGCGCATCTCGCGGCCGTCACAGCAGAAGCGGTTCCCCCGCATCTTCATCTACTCCCGCAACAAGAAGGGGAAGTCCACCCTGCTCACGACGGTGGGTGTGGACAAGATCCTCATCCTCGATCCCGAGCATGGCACGGACGAGATGAAGAAGAAGGACCCGCACGTCTGGCACATCGAGCGCTGGGAGGACATCGACGAGGCCTACCAGTTCCTGCGCCACGAGAAGCACGACTACCAGTGGGTCGGGGTCGATGCCATGACCAAGCTGGCCAACATGGCGCTCAAGTACGTGATGAAGCTGCAGGAGGAGAAGTCCCTCGACCGCATCCCCGGCATGGTGCAGCAGCGCGACTACGGCAAGGCTGGCGAGCTGATGAAGGAGATGCTCAACCAGTTCCAGAACCTGCCGCTGGGTGTCATCTTCACCGCCAACGAGCGCATGGTCGAGAACTCGGATGACTCTGAGGAGGACGAGGACGTCGAGGGCGTTAGCGCGCTCTTCCTGCCCGACCTGCCGAAGGGTGTCCGGGGATCGATCACCTCCATGGTCGACGTCATCGGCCGGCTCTACATCGTCAAGAACGATGATGGCAAGGCGGAACGACGACTCTGGATCGGCGAGTCGCTGAAGTACGACACCGGATATCGTTCCGACTACACCTTGCCTGATTTCATCCGGAATCCTACGATTCCTAAGCTGGTTCGCCTGATGCGTACCGGATCGGCGACCGCAACCCCCAAGACCTCCAGCTAAGCGCTTAGCTGGAATCACGAAAGGAACATGCCACAATGGCAGGAGCCAGTGCCAGGAACATCGACTTCTCGAACGTCAAGGACGGCGGCAACTTCAACCGCCGGCGCATCCCCGCGGGTGACTACCTCGCGACGGTGACGAAGATCGAGGACGCCGAGGCGAAGGACGGGGTCTTCCAGTACCTCGTCTCCATCAAGATCACCAAGCACTCGCAGTCGGTCTTCCCCTACTACTGCAAGCTGCAGGAGAACCAGCTCTGGAAGCTGCGCAACCTGCTGATCGCGGCCGGCCTCACGGTGCCGAAGAAGAAGATGAAGGTCGACCCGAACAAGGTGGTCGGCAAGACCATCGGCGTGACGGTCGAGGACGACGAGTACGACGGCAAGGAGCAGTCGACCATCGCCGCGGTCTTCCCGGCCGCCGAGCTCGCCGACGGTGCGGAGCCCGAGGACGACGAGCCCATCGAGGACGACGAGGACGAGGCCACGGAGGACCTCGACGACCTCGCGGACGACGACACCGAGGACGAGGCCGAGGAGGAGACCGACCCGCTGGCCGAGCTCGACCGGGCCGCGCTCAAGGCGGAGCTCAAGAAGCTCGACCCGAGCTTCGTCGCCAAGAAGTCGCAGTCCGACGACGACCTGCGCGACCTGCTGCGTGAGGCCTCGGCCGAGCGCGCCGGCGACCCGGAGGACGAGGAGGACGAGGAGGAGCCCGAGCCCGCTCCGAAGCCGGCCGCGAAGAAGAAGGCCGCGGCCAAGAAGAAGGCGACCGAGGTCACCGACGACGAGCTCGAGGAGCTCGACATCGACGATCTCTGAGGGGGTTGGACCAACCCTCTAGCAGGATAGACAGGGCCCCTTTCCACACCGGAGAGGGGCTTTGTCCTGTGTCAGAAAGATCCTTGATTGCCAGCTATCAATCCGATAGTATCAGTGCATCGGATAGGGCGGATTGCCCTTACATACTTAGGAGAAGATCATGACCCAGCGGGAGTCTAAGCTCAGCCGCAAGATCATGACCGAGCTCCGTGCTGAAGGCTACTTCTGCTTCAAGGTTCACGGCAGCGAGTTCATGATGGCGGGGCTGCCGGACATCATCGTCTGTGCAGAGGGGCTGTTCATCGGCCTCGAGACCAAGCACCCCGAGACCCGAGGCGACGTCTCGCCGAGGCAGGTGCTGGTGCACAGCCAGATCGAGAACGCGGGTGGTCACGCGCAGGTGGTTACGTCCCCTGCCGAGGCTCTCGCGGTAGTCAAGGAGGTGCTCAAGAATGCCGGGCGGTAACCCGAAGAAGCGAGGCTCGCGGTACCGGAACAGCCTGTACCCCGAGCTCACGATGCCGGTCGACAATGTGGACTACGACGATGCTCGCATGGCATGGCGGCTCTCTCAGCCGGCCGAGAACATCCGCGGGATCGCCGCTGACTACCTGCGCATCACCAAGGCCGGCGGTCTGCCGAGCGACTGCGAGATCGACGCCTGGGCTGAGGCTCAGCGCCGAGGCCTGAAGATCGGCTCTGGCCGGCCCAAGGCCTCCCCGGGTGTGGAGGACATCGAGGGCGACGAGTTCGACTTTCTTGGAGAGGGTCAGGAATCGCCGGTGCCCGATGAGCCCACCGACTCGATCACTTCGCCCATTGCGGCGATCACGGATGAGCCGGATGAGCTTCTCGGGGCAGGATTCGACCTGCTCGATCAGCTCGATCACCCGATGATCGCGCGATAAACACACGCCAGAAGGCCCCCGATCCTCATCTCGAGGCGGGGGCCGACTGGTGTCAGTCTTCTTCGTTCGGGTCCATGCCCTGTTCGGCCCGCTGGCGGGCCTCGACGTAGAGGCCGAGGTCGATGCGCTGGGTGAGGCCGAGGTAGGGCTGCCGCTTGGACTGCTTCTGCTGCTTCTGGGGCGCCTTCGGCTTGGCCTCGGGGCGTCGCTTCGGCATCACGGCCGGCGTCGGCTTGGCGGACTCCTCAGCCCCCTTGAGCTTGGGGAAGGGCAGCACCGCGGCGAGGGGCTGAGCCGGGATCTCCTCGGCGTCATGGTCTGCGCTGACCTCGTTCACCTCATCGCAGTGGATGCACTTGAAGACCACCCCGATGAGCCGCTTGGCATCGTTCTGGAAGGAGGGGTGACGGAGCGGGTTCTGCTGCCCACACCGAGGGTTGGCGCAGGTGACGAGGAAGGTAGAGAGGCCCATCAGCGGTTCACCGTGATCTTCTGCTCGTGCTCGGCGGCCTGCTTGTCGCGCTGCTTCTTGGAGTCGGTGGCGTTCGACTCCTGGCAGTGCGAGCAGCTCCAGTAGTGGAGCTCCTTCTTGGTGCCCGCGATCTTCTTCGACTCGGACCACTTGCGGATGTTGTGCCGGCGGATCGGCATGCTTTCTCCTTGAGCTGGAAGTGCGGGCGCCCTGCTAAGCCGGGTCGTTTAGTCTCGAGGCGGCGTTGAAAGCCCCGAGCCCGCGGGCTGGTGTGGAGGGGTCAGTCGTCCAGCTCGTCGTCGTCCAGCTCGTCGTCCTCGAGCTCCAGGTCGTCCAGCTCGTCGTCGCTGGGGCCCGAGGCCTCCTCGTCGTCCTCCAGCTCGAGCTCCTCGTCCGGGACCTCCTCGGCCGCCTTGCGCTTCGGCTCGGCCGGCTTGTCGGCCTTGGCGCCGGGGGCCGACCGCGTCGGGCGGCTCGTGTTCCAGGCGTTGAACTCCGAGCGGATCGTCTCGAGGTCCTCCTTGGCGAACTCGTAGCGCCCGCCCTGGCCGACCGCCTCGACGGTGCTGGCGTCGCTCCGGAAGAACTTGCGCAGCGTCTTGGCGTCGGTGCCGATGCGGGTGGCGACCTGCTTGGCGGTCAGCGTGTCGCCCGTCGGCTCGGGCGGGGTGTCCGCCTTGGCCTTGGTCGCCTTCGCCGGAGCCGGCTTGTCGGCCGCCTTGGCGCGGGACTTCTTCGGGGCGGGGACCGGCTCGTCGACCTCCTCGTCCTCGTCGACCTCGATGTCGTCGAGCTCGTCGTCCGACTCGGTCTCGGGGGTGTCGTCCTCCTCGTCCTCGTCCTCGACCTCGTCGTCCAGCTCCTCGTCGTCGACCTCGTCCTCGTCGACATCGTCGGAGGCGATGATCGCGGGGTTCTCCTTGAGCAGCGTCTGCAGCTGGGCCTTCTTCAGACCCTTCAGGTCGTCGGCCTCGTAGTGCTCGGCGGCGAGCTTGCGCAGCGCCGGCAGCATCATCGCGTCGATCTCCTCGACCGTGTAGGTCGTCGTGTCGTCAGCCATCGCTGACCCTCCTGTTGTTGTCGGTGCCCCCGGGTGAGGCGATGAGGTAAATCTATCCTCCCCTGCCGGCGATGTCAAGGCAGTCAAGGGCGACTTGCTTCGTGACTCTCCGATGCGCCACAGGTTCGTGTCCACCTTGTATCGCGCATCGCCCGCCGAGTAGGTGGTGAATGACTCCTCACCATCCCACTGCACGGTGACCATCGCAGTACTATTGCGCACGATCACGCCCGTACGATAGCCGTACTGCCATCGGCGGTAGGGATCGAGGCACTCAGCTACTGGGGAGCCTGACGGAACGCCCACCAGGCGGTAGCCCGAGGCCTGCTGCTGACGATCGGCACGGGCGTGACGGACGCCCAGGCCGCCTCGCTTACTCACAGTCAACATCCCCATGGTGGATCGGGTACTCGATCTTGTATGGGATGTCAGCCCGCTCACGGAGGGGCTTGGGCAGGAGACCCGCCTGCATGATCACCGAGAGCGCGGGCTTGAACTCCCGCCTGATCATCTCAGCCAGCCAGGCCTCGTACTCAGTGCGATTGCGGAAGTACTCCGCGTCGTACTCGAGGAAGTCCCCCTGCCAGATGATGTCGGGTCGACCCGGGACGAAGGCCGAGCCGAAGGTACCAATTCGATGACCATCCGAGGAGTACTCATACCCCGTCTGGCTGATCTTGATACCGAGCAACTCGCGGAGCGATGTCACAGGTAGACCTCCACCCATCGGCCGTCGCGCTGAAGGCCCTTCAGCTTGCCGGCGCGCAGCTTCATTCGGATAGCGCGAGGAGTAGTGTCAAGGGCGCCGGCCGCCTCGCGCACAGTCATCGCTCGACCCTTCGGTGTGGAGTCGATAGCGACAGCCTTGAGCTTCTTCTTCGGCGTGATCGGCTCCATGCTCATCGATGACTGCTCGCCGGTGAAGTACAGGAAGCCCAGCGGGAAGACCTGGGGCTCGTCCACACCCACCCAGCGAACAGTGAAGCTGGGCCAAGCAGCCTCGACGACCTGGCCTTCTTGGCCCTTGGTCGACGTGAGCCACCTGACCCAGTCACCTACTCGCGGGAAGTACTTCGTCATGCCTCAATTCTAAGACTAGGGCTGACGGTTGTCAAGTCGAGCTAACCGTTGGCGTCGCCACCCCAGACCTGAAGCGGGTGGCCCTTCTCCTGGCACAGCTTGTCGAAGACCGGGGTGAGCCCCTCGTCGCACAGCTTCACGTAGAGGGCCTCGGCGAAGTCACGATCCCAGGTCGGGCCCTGGGCCTCCATGCGAGCCATCAGCCGGGCCTTCTTCAGCCTGATCTGGGGCAGGCTCGTACGGAACGTCTCGAGGTCCGAAGCCACCGAGGCAGTCGGTACCGAGATTGTTGCGGTCGAGCGGAGTGAAGCAGATCCAGCATCCATACTGCGCCTCCTCATGGGCGATCTCCTCGGCAGCTTCGGCCACGGAGAGGTTGAGTGTTCCGTCGGGCATCTCCTCGACCTCGACGGGGGTCATCTTGAGCTCGACCCACATGTGACCGCGCATCAGCTGCGGCCCAGGATCGTATCGATCACAGTCTGCATCGGCGACTTGGAGCGACCATGACGGGGCTGCATCGGCGGCATCTCAGGCCAGTTCGGCGGGTCCCACTTTGGGGTCGGCAGCGACGGCGGCGGGGCGGTAACCCCCGGCGGGAAGTAGGCGTCACCGGGCCCGAGCTTGGTGGTGCGGCGGATCAGCTCCTGCTCCTGCTCGCTGAACTCGGCTCGAGTACCTCCTCTCGGGCTAGTGACCACCGAGTGGGGGTTGGCTCCGCAGTACCGGCAGTTGCCGAACCGCTGAAGGGTGCGCCCCGGGTGATCGGGATCCTCCTTCTCCGGGTGGCCCTGCTCGTGCAGCATCATCTCGTAGGTGCGCAGCTCCTCGATGTACTCGGGGCCGTTCTTCTTCACCTTCCAGACCAGGATGTGCCTGAGCGGGTAGGTGAGGTGCGTCGTGTCGTCTAGCTTGACGATCATGTCCGACATCGGCTCACCTCGGTAGTCGGTCGTCCGGTAGGAGATGATGTCACGGAAGTAGTAGCGCACCGGCGAGATGTTCTCGTCGATGAACTCGATCTCGATGTAGCCGGGCGGGATGGGCGGCTGGGGGTATTCCACCATGCTCCTTAGCGAACTGCGTAGACGTCCCACCGCTGGTGAGCGGCGGGGTTGCGGAGGTTGACGATGTTCTCGCTGGCACCGCAGATGATGCAGCGCTGGAGCGTCGGGTCGATGCCCACACCCGCGGTCTTGCGAGCGGGCAGCGAGGTGTGCGAGTCCATGGTGCGGAAGACCGTGGGCCGCCGGCAGAAGGGGCACCAGTAGTGCTCCTCGAACTCGTCCATCGGCATCTTGGGCTTCCAGGTGATGGTCTTGGTCACCTGGACCTTCTTGGCGTTCTTGCCCTTGCCCTTGACGATGTACTTGCCCTTGACCTTGACCACCTTCGTCGGCGGCTGCCAGTCGATCGCCGGGCAGTTAATCGTCGCGTCAGCCGCGCGAGGGAGATACTTCTTCAGAGCCGCGAACGCCTCGCGGTAGGTGCCGTACCGCTTCGACCGCCAGTGCTTCTCCCCCTTCAGCAGCACCATCAGGCGCCAGGGCTTGCGGTCGGGCCCGTAGATATCGGGCAGGGTTGGCACGGTGCGCAGGAACCCCTTGTAAACCGGGTCCTGAAGCAGGTCATGGATCGTGAGCATGCCTCAATACTAGGGCGGGTGGATCGATGAGTCAAGGCAGGGATCGAGCCCGTTTCGTATCGTTGACATCTCACACTCCTCACTCCTAGTATTGAGCACGATTCGTTACGAACAGGACGAACACACTCCCGTACGAAACAGCCTTGGAGATGATATGGCAAGCGGGGACAAGCTGTCCCGACTCGCAGGAGCAGTCGGTAAGCCCAAGGTCAGGATCGATGACCCGGTGTGGATCGCGGGTCGCAACGAGGGCCGGGAGAAGATGCGCCGCGCGGTGCTGACCCACCTCGAGGAGAAGTATATGGATGGCTCGGTGACTCGGAACTCGCCCGAGGCTCGAGCGCTGCTGCAGCTGTCCGCCGAGCTCGCCGAGACAATGAGGAACAATGACTTCGGAGTCTGAGCCCGATGCGCCGGTAGTGCTCGCCCGGATCGAGATCACCTACCAGATCATGCCGGGTGGTCAGCCCGATGTCGAGGTCTACTGGGATGACACCACTTCCGAAGACGACGACGATCGCATGCTGCTGCAGTTCATGGGCATGCTGAGCTTCGCCGAGAAGACCATCTGGGGAGCAACAGTGAGGGGCGAGGGCGAGTGAACAAGGCGGAGGTCGAGAAGGCACTCCGGATCATGGCGATGTCATGGGGACGTCGCCAGAGCGGGTACACCTTCTTCCCCTGGATCGACCGCAGAGAGCAGCGGCTGTCGGGTATCCGACGGAAGGGCTTCAACGAGGGGCCTGCGTTCATGTGGCCCAGGGACAGGGACAAGATCGTCGAGCACATCCTGGCTCACAACAACGACGATCTCGAGCACGACATCTACTGGTCGGCTGAGCTCTTCGAGATGCCGATCCGCCGCGAAGACGTGGCGATGACCGAGCACGCGCTCTTCGCTGACCTCGACAAGGTGGACCCCTCCACACTGGACGAGTACCCGCCGACTGTCGCCTGGGAGACCTCGCCGGGCAGCTATCAGGCGCTCTGGGTCGCTCAGACTGGTGACTTCCTCGGCGCCACCTGGCCGGGCAACGAGAACCAGAAAATGACCTACTTCACCGGGGCTGACTCCGGCGGGTGGTTCGCGACCAAGCTGCTCCGAGTGCCGGGCTCGACCAACTACAAGCCCGACTACCGGGACAGCAAGGGGAAGTACCCCAAGGGCAAGCTCCTCTGGCTCGATGGCCCCCGCTACCAGCCGGGGGACTTCGCCGAGCTGCCCGAGGTCAAGGCTGGGGCGGAGACAGACCTCACCGACGCGCTCGCCAACGACATCGATGGTGTGGACAGGGTCGAGGTCATCGCCCGGGTGAAGCTCAAGCTCAATCACACCGCTCGTGAGCTGCTCAACGCCCGTGAGGCTCACGGGGACAAGAGCGAGAACCTCTGGTACCTGATTCGATGCCTCGCTGATGTCGGCTGCACCACTGCCGAGATCGTCGCGGTGGTACGCGAGACGGTCTGGAACAAGTTCCGCGACCGCGCTGACGAGATGCGCCGACTCATCACCGAGGCCTCCAAGGCCATCGCCAAGCGGTCGGACGAGACCATCGCCAAGCTGGCTAAGGAGGATGAGGAGGAGGAGCAGGTCGATCGACCCGCCCCGAACCGCCTCGGCTTCCTGCTCAAGAACATCAAGAAGCCCAAGTACCTGATCCAGGGGGTACTCACCGAGGGTGCATGTGGCTTCATCGCTGGTGAGCCGAAGTGCTACAAGAGCTGGGTCGCCCTGGACATGGCGCTCTCCGTCTCGACTGGTGCTCCCTTCCTGGGGATGTTCAAGATCCAGAACCCCGGCCCCGTGCTCTACATCCAGGAGGAGGACCCCGCCCCCACGCTGAAGAACCGCTCGGCGAAGATCTGGGTAGGCAAGGCTACCGACAAGTTCGAGCTGGTGAACGAGGAAGACTCGGCTGGGCTCTACTGGCTGCCGCCTGACCGCGAGCAGGTGTTCGACCCGGATGTCAACGCCTACATCCAGCAGGGCTTCACCATCAGCAGCGACGCCTGGATGATCTGGCTCGACGAGGTGCTCGCTGCCGGCATGGATGGGGAGCCCTACCGCCTCATCATCATCGACACACTGATGATGACCGCCGGGGACGTCGATGAGAACCGTTCGCAGGAGATGACCAACAGAGTCTTCAAGCCGCTGAAGGTGCTCAGCCGCAAGCACAATGTCGCCCTGCTCGTGGTGCACCACATGGGCAAGGCTGACAAGAGCCGCCCGGGCCAGCGACTGCTCGGCTCGGTGGCAAACCACGCATGGGGTGAGGACTCCATCTACCTCAGCCGCTCGGGTCTGAAGGACATCCGCATCGACCTCGATTCGAAGACCGTGCCGGCGGCCACCTACCGCATGAACGAGGTGGATAACCTGGGATGGACCCCGAATATCGTCCCCTGGCGCGCCGAAGATGAGCAGCCGAGCGATCAGGTCAGTCATGGCCACGAGACGCGAGGGACGCGCTCCAGGACGGCGAGGGGAGGCAAGGCGAAGGGCGACCCGATCATCGACCTGCTCAAGGAGGCGGGCTCGACCGGCATGACGACCGCCCAGCTCGCCGAAGCGCGGGGTGTGGGAAGATCCACGATCCACAAGCGCATGACCAAGCTCTTCGACGAGGAGCGGGTCGAGCGAGAGGTTCTGCCGGGAGGGAGCAACAAGTGGGTATTCAGGGCATGAACGAGGAACTCTTCCGAGTCACACTCAAGGGTGGCCCTCTGGAGGGTGAGCACTGGCTGCCCAAGAGCATGATCCAGCACGAGCTCAAGATGATGGTGCCCGGTGAGCCCGAGGTCGTCTCGCTCTACGCTGACAATGACCTGATCCAAAGCATGCCGATGCCCGAGGTTGCTCTCTACGCGCTGGTCCTCTTCCGCGACCCCCAGGGCAAAGTTTACGACGGCTACTACCAGTTCAAGGAGATCATGTGACCACCTACGACATCGTCCGACAGGCGATCGACCGGAACATCGACGCCCGCCCGCTCATGAAGTCCACCGACGAGCGTGAGTGGAAGGTCGATGTGCTGACGGCGCGAGTCACCGAAGCACTAGCGGCCGAGGGCCTTGTGCTCGCCAAGCAGAGGCAGCGGGAGTCCGACGACATCGCCCGAGAGGCCCGCCAGCTCATCTTCGACCTCATCACCAGGAACCTGGGCCGCACGCACGCTGTGCTCGCCGAGGAGATCACCGATGCGCTCCAGAAGGACGAGCTGCTGGTTCGAGGTCGCCCCACACCGATCAAGCCGGGCGGCCATCGATCTCTCGGCAATGCCCGTGTTCTCCACGACGGCCCCGCCTCCGAGTGCCAAGTCTGCCGCGAGCTGGCCAAGCTCCCGCCCCTGGGCCGGACCAGTGCCGGCGACTACTGCCCGGGCCGTGAGGGCAGCCAGAAGCCCCACTACTATCAGGCCGTAACGGGAATGTGCATGCACTGCGGCCAGCGCAAGGACAAGAGCTAACGGCCCACTCACTCGCGCGGACGAGCACGAGCGCGTGCCCGTGCCCGTGCCCGCGGGCGCGTCATATGCATACGCGTATCACCCTCCTTCGGAGGGGTGAATACGAACGAAACGAACACACTCTGTCAAGATCTGACATTCGACTCGGGGCTGTTTCGTGCATCTTATCGGATTCAGTGCATCCGATTGGATTGACAGATCAAACCGCAGAGGATAGGATATCTCTATGGATGTTGACGAAGCCTGGATGGCAGGCATGATGGATGGGATGGGTACCTTCTTCGTACGCCAAGGGGCTTCCTGTTACGTGCTGAAGAGCACCTTCCGGATCGAGGCGATCCAGCGATTCGCTGACCTCGCAGGTCTGAACGTGCACAAGGGTCATCGAGGTGGGATCAAGGTGCAGGTACAGGGCGACCGTCTGCACGAGCTGATGAAGCGACTCTGGCCCGGGCTGTCGAGGCAGCGGAAAGCAGAGTACGCGATCATCCGGCGGAAGGCTAGCACCCTTGCCTCGCGGTAGCGCATGCATGGCACGGAGCGCGTCGCTTCGCTGCGCTCAGCTCCGCACCACACACCACACAAGCCACATCGGAAGGGTCGGTAGATAGTGAAGAACGCGATCGAACGAGGCGGGGGAGCAAGAGAGAGGCAGGATCAGGGTGCTGCACTGGTTCACGCTCTCGCTGCTCGACAGGCGAAGGCGATGTTTGCGGACCTGATGGCCTCGGCTGGTGTGGGATATAACCAGATCGCCAAGGAGGTCTTCTTCTTCCTGCCGCAGGGCTTCCTGGATGCGTACGAGCAGCTCTGGCACAAGGGGCTGGCTGGCAAGGATGATGGAGGCGCAGGTGCGCGTGGTGCAGCTCAAGCAGAGACAGGTCGACTTGGCAAGGCTCCGACGCGGAACGTCCCAGGCAAGATACAGATCTCGGGGGGTGGGGCCAAGCGGAAGTCATACAAGAAGTACTGGGTCATCGCTGATGAGGAAGCGCTGGAGCTCAAGGACCTCATTGACAAGCGGCTTCGTGGTATTGCCCGTGAGATTCAGTTCGAGCTCGACGAGATGGCACGCCGTCGTCGCGGTGAACCGGAACGGGAGGGGCATCTGGGTTCGGGTACTCGCTGCACTGGATGTGGTCGAATGATGCGAGAGGGCTGGAAGTTCTGCCCGTTTGACGGAGGAAAGGTTGGGCATGATGAGTGAGCTGGGACCTGAGGAAGATGGTCAGGATCGCGAGGAGATGCTCGTCGATGGTCGCGATGAGCGTGAGGCCGAGGGTGCTGATCCGATGATGTATCGGGACGCGCAGCCGGGTATCTCGGGATGAAGGGGTACGAAGATGAGGCGGCCGACTGGATGGAGGAGGCACTGCTCTCCGATCCCGACTGGGGGCGTAAGCTCGACCCGGTAGAGAGCCGGTACATCGATCTTGGGGGTAAGGGTCGGCGGGGAGGGAAGCTCGAGACGGCCCGGAAGTGGGAGATGATGTTCCGGAGTGATGGGCCTGTCTCTCACTTCTACCAGGATGCCAATGGGGTGATACATCGGCTTATCGCTGGTACTGGCGGGCTGACCGAGCAGACGTACGACCTGCTGGAGCTGAGACTCGAGGAGTACTATGCTTCGCGATGAGGACCGGGAGCAGATTCTCAACCGGGTGGCTGAAGGCGAAGGGCGGGAGCTTTCTGATGATACCTGGCTGCCTGGTGGGGACTATAACACGGTAATCCATGGAGGCATCTGGAGTCTTCACGTGGGGTCTGAGGGCACCACCATCGGTGAGCTGAAGAAAGCTAGGGAGAAGCTGATCAGCCACTTGAATAGTTGATCCGGGCGCCGGCCGGTGATTGGACTCTGATGGTGAGGGTCTGGTCGCCGGTTTGGTGTCCGGGTGAATCGCTAGGTGGTATGATGGTGCATCCGGAATGAAGGTCTGGTGATCCAGCTACCACGTTCGGGGTTGAAGAATGAGGACAGAGTATCGAGGATATTCCAGTAGGAATTACCGTGGGCTCCGAGAGACTGGCGGTTTGTTCCCACTCGGATCGATCCGGTCCGGGTTTTGACCGGGGGGTAGGCTCCGTTGACAGGAGCACTGGGGGTTTGGCCCCGTTGGAAGGAGGACTACACGAGTTTGGACGGGAAGATTCCGGCTCCAAATGGCCACGGAACACTCTGTCCGACTCGCTCGATGCTAGCATCGACGGCCACGTTCCGTTCCGGAAGACCGATCCCAGCGAAGCGAGGCCGGCCTGGTGTGGAAAGAGTGCGGAAGTTGACTCCACACCACGGAACTGGTAGCATAGTGCCATGGACATGCCACTAGAAGAGCAGGAAGCACTCGTCGGACGGACCAAGGAGCAGGCGCGGGAGGGTTACTGCCGAGGCTACGCTCAGGCGCAGGAGCAGAAGTACGGCCGGACCCTGGACGAGTACGAGATCGGCGCCATGATGGACCGGTTCGAGGAGTACTGGAAGCGACTGGTTCTGGAAGCTTCGGTCAACAGGACCATGAAGCGAGGAAAGGACGGATTCTAGCCCTGAATTCTCAGGAGAACAAAGAGCCGAATTTTCTAGCCCCATAATACGAGGCGAAAACAAAGTTCAAAATTTTCTGGCTGGGGGTCGCTGGCATTCTTTTTCACATTGTTCCCATTCCTCACAAGAATGGATTTAAACAATGCAAACAATGTGAATCCGAGGAATGCACAGTTGTCCCACACAACTACCCTTTCTCTCATTGTTGCCCGCTTTGTGGCAATACAAATATACCACAGGATACACCGTTAGTCAATAGCACGGGAAGTGACGTCGGTCACACTCTTGTGTTACATCAGCACATATCGACTCAGCGATCTGAGGGGGTAGCAGGGGCACGAGGATAGCTAGCTATCTGCTGAGGGGTACGCCCCCGCAGGAGCGAACCTCGCGCTTCGGTCTCTGAAGCAAGAGTGTGACCCAAGTCACCTTGACCCACCTTGCTCGAGGGGGGTAGGGGGAGTATAATTGAGGCATGATCAATCGCATCCCCCTCACGCCCCCGGTAATCGCTGGCATTGTTATTGCCGATGTTATTGGGGAAGCAATGCGCGACCCCGAGGCATTCCGCGCCGCATACAATGCCCCCGACGGTCAGTTCTTCAGCATTCTCGAGCAGGAATGCGCGGAGAATGATCTCTTCAATCCCTTCATCAGTTCGGACGCCGAAGAGGAGGCATTCCTGAATGCTTTCGAGTCGGAAACCACCTGGGATTTGATCCGACGTTACATTCACGCATTCGGGGATAACTTCCCGCCGATCAACTAAGGGGAATCAAACAATGCCTACCATCATTCCCATCACTGACCCCGATTCCGATCTCGAATGCCCCTGCGGCAATGACGCCGAATACATGGGATTCTCCCCTTCCATTGACGGGAAGGAATGCGAACCGACCGCGGATTCCAACTGGAATGGGGAATACCTCTGCAACAAGTGCGGAGCAATCCACCGATAACTACTGAAGAATGCCACCCCGGGAATCCGGGGAATGGCATTGTTTATACACTTGTGTGACATCAGCACGTATTCGCTTGCTTGTCTGAAGCAAGTACCACCTGACTAGGGGGGTCTTGTGCCCTACATCAGTCGCTGAGGGGGTCAGGATCGCTCCTGCAGCCCGTTGAGGGGGTAGGCAGTATGCTAGCTATCTGGCGGGTCCGCTCCGCCCTGAGAGCCCCCGTAGGGGCCCTCGTGGGGGGTCAGTGGCGGAACTTGCGGAAGAGCTCGTGGCGGATGGTGGCGACCTGCTTCGGGTGCGAACCCTCGAAGCGCACGAGCGCCTGGTCGATGGAGTCGCGGTCGGCGTCGCTCGGGTCGAGCGCGTTGATCAGGATGATGAGCGCACCCGCGGCCGGCGGGGTGATCTCCTGCAGGAGCGAGAGGGGCGCGATGATCGCGTTGGCGGGGGTCATGTCGTTGTTGATCATGCCCATACTCTACCACGAGTCGAGGGGCGACCCAAGGCGGTTGGGGTAGCATCTTTAGGGGACTCTTGCTTCAGTAACCGAAGAGTCTCGTCGATACTTGGCGCGTACAAGCGTGCGCGGGCGCGCGATTCTAGAGCATGGGAGTGCTCCCGTCAAGGGGGTGAGAGAGTGAGGTAGGTCACAGCAAGAACTACCGTTCTCGCCTTGAGTCACCCCAGTGGGTGTGGCATGATTATCTCATCGCAAGGGGGGGACCGACCCCCTCGACTGATCAACTGGAGTGATTCAAATGGCCGCTGCTTCGATCCTCTCCCCCGCCGACCTCGCCGCCGAGCTGGGCACCGACCCCCGCACCGCGCGCAAGTTCCTCCGCTCGATCACCCCGCGCGACGAGCAGCCCGGGAAGGGCAAGCGCTGGGCGATCAAGGGCACCAAGACCGAGCTGACGCGCCTCACGAGGGCCTTCCGCACCTTCGAGGCCGCGCAGGAGGAGGCCAAGGCGAAGCGCGCCGAGGAGGCCGCGCAGGAGGTCGAGGAGGTCACCCCCGAGGCGACCGACGAGGCCCCCGACTTCGACTCGCTCGAGGGCCCCACCGACGACGACCTCGCGCTCGAGGACGAGGACCTCGAGGACTGATCCCTACCACACCGACCGCTCCCTCCGCAAGGAGGGGGCTGGTTCGGCGTTTGTCAAGGCGCTGCCCACCATGTGGACTCTTGCTCGTCCTAGGCAAGTACCGCCTGAGGAGCGATCTGAGGCCCTCGGGCACCTGGGAGATAGCTAGCTATCTGCCCCGAACTCCGCCGCCTCACAGGAGCGTACGCGACTTCGGCGCTCGCTTGACATCCGGGTGTGGAGGTGGTAGAATTTAGGTATGACGACGAACCCGACGCCCATGCCGCCCACCGATGCGCAGATCGCCCAGGCGATCGAGGACAACCTCGAGGAGATCATGGAGATCGTCGCGCTCGAGGTCGATGAGAACATCATCTTCCCGCCGCACTCCACGCCCGAGCAGTGCATCGCCATCCGGAACGGGGTGGTCGCCGGGATCATCGCTGCGCTCCAGGGGGAGGACGTCTGATGTTCCGGCGCAAGCGCAAGGTCACCATGACCTGGCCCCCGCCCGAGGAGCGGGTCCACCTGGACCTTGACAAGATCGAGGCGAGCAGGGCGATCTTCCAGGGGGCCGCGGACCTGCCTCGAGTCCGGGTCGCCATGACCACCACCACCGGACAGGTGGTCGACTTCGAGATGGACCTCGCCCAGACCGCCCGACTCATCGAGCAGGCGACCTACGCGTTCCGGGCATCGGTGCCGACCCCGAAGACGCAGACCCAGACCTATGGACTCTGATCCGGGATGTGGTAGAGTATACCCATCGCCCCCGCCGGGGGCATGAACCCGAGGAGTGACCATGATGTTCCCCACCGCCAACTCGTCCATCATCCGCAACGAGGACGGCGAGGTCCTCGGTTGGGACTCCCCCTCCTACGGGGAGATGGACTGGGAGGGCGACATCCCCGAGTACGAGGAGTCGGACTGGGCGGAGGGCGACGAGGACCCCGCCACCTGCGAGCACGGCGACCGCGACATGAAGGACCGCCGCACCGGGTCCATGGTTCTCGAGGAGATGCCGACGCGCGAGGCGCTCTACTGGGAGTGCATGCGCTGCGGGACCGAGATCGACCTCACCGACGAGGAGTTCGAGTCGCACATGAACGACTGACCGCCACAGGACCCCCCTCCGGAGGGGTTCTCTGGTGTCGAGTCCATACTTGCTCGTCCTAGGCAAGAATCGCGGCGCTCGCGGCTCCGGCCTTGACAAGCTGGGTGTGGAGGGTGGTAGAATAAGGGCATGACCACGATCCTCGCCTTCGCCGCCCTCATCGCCTCCCTCTTCGCGCCCTCGACGCCTCAGGACCTCCCCGAGTGCGACTCCCGCGCGACCGTCCTCCAGAACTGCTACTGGACCGCCGACCAGCACGCCGCCGAGATCGACTCCGACTTCTGGGTCGACGAGAACTTCACCACTCACCGCATGGACGGGGGGACCTCGATCACCTTCGACTACAGCAACCTCGCCGGGGTCACCGCCGGCATGGCGCCCTGCCAGACCGAGGACGCCGAGGGACCCTGCTACTGGGACGCCCGAGTCCAGGGCAACGGCCAGGGGCAGTCCTTCACGGTGACCGCCGACCAGGAGGTCCTCTACTGGTGACCTCGCCTTGACGATCCGGAGCTGAGGGGGTAAGATACAGGTATGACGAACTCGCCGATCACCCTCGCCTCCGACCGCCGCCAGGCCGAGCTCCGATCCATGACCTTCGCCCCGATCGAGGTCTCCCCCCGACCGACCACCAAGTCGGGTCGCCGCCGCACCACCCGCCGCCGCAAGACCATCCGCTGAAGGGGTCCACACCATGGGAATCGCGACTTTCCTCCTCTGCTCCGCCATCATCGCCATCCTGGTCATCTGCTATGGGTGGGTGGCCGGGGCCCTCGCCCTTCTCGCCATGGGGATGCTCTTCATCTGGACCATCGAGGGAATCGCCCGGGTGATTGCCCCGTCCCAGCGATAACACCCCGCCATAATGCCCCCTCTTAGAAGGGGGTATATTGGTGTGCCCATAAGAGGGGCCTCGTATAGGGCTGTACATATACACCCGTATATACAGGGGCATATAAGGGGGTGTATATAAGGGGTCATATATAGAGCCCTATATAGGGGGGTGTATATAGGGGGGTATATAGGGGGGCATATATGCCTGTGCTGTTGCTTCCTGCATGATCGCATGATGAGGCGATGATGATGCGCGCGCATGCCTATCCTTGATCTCTGATCATATCCTGATCATTCCAGCATGATGTCATTGAGTGATGAGGCGATGATGATATGCCGGATCGATATGATCGCATCCATGAGGGCATGATCTGTTGTTATCTTTCCTGTGATGATGATCCCTTGCATTCCTCTTCGGTTTGCTTTCCATCAAGGAATGATCCTCCTCGGAATGTGTTTGTTCTCCATTGTGTTTAATCTCCAAGAGAATGAACCCCCCCGGAGAAAAAATAGACAATGGAGAGGGGGGAAGAAACGGATGGTAGTTCGCGCCTGCTGCTGTGTCTCTCGGGGGAAAGTCCCTACCACGTATTCCCGTTTCCACTCCGAGTCGTCCGGGCACAAGAAGGTTGACATCCAGCCCAGCATGCCATAGCATGATCACATGACGACCACACCCGACGCCGAGTCCCCCCAGCCCCTGCCGAAGAACGGCCCCCGAGTCATCCTGGACGAGTACATCCGGATGCGCGCCCCGAAGATCGAGGGCGGCGAGGGCTACACACTGCAGAACGACCTCGAGACCAACAAGAACGACGAGATGTCGCTGGCCGCGTTCTGCTACGCCATGCCCGACCGCATCCGGAAGGTCATGCCCTCCCTCGGATCGCTGCCCATCCTCTGGCCGTGGTCGCCGTACGCCTGGAAGCCGACGCCGGAGGACCGCATCCACGAGCTCGCCCGTGCCGGCGCCCTGATCGCCGCGGAGATCGACCGACTGATGGCGGAGGCCCAGCGATGACAAAGCACCTGCCCGACCCCCGCGAGCTGACCTTCGGCTTCCGTTTCGGTGCCGCTGCCGCTCACCGCCGCCAGCCGGACTACACGCCGCCCGTCACCGTCCGGTACACCCAGTGGGCCGGCTACATGCGCCCCGCCGGCGGTCTGGTCCAGGACCGCGCGCTCCACGAGGAGCAGGAGACGTACATCCACACCCAGGGCGCGCTGTTGGGGCTGATCGAGCGCCTCACGGAGCACAACTTCCTGTACAAGACGAACACCTCGTTCGGTCCGTTCTTCACCTGGTGGTGGTACTACGAGCCGCTGCGGGACATCATCCACCAGTGGGAGCTGCAGCCCTTCAGCACCAGGCAGCGATCCTTCCGGTACGACGCGGTCGGCCGGCTGGAGCGGGACGTGGCCAAGCGCATCTGGTCGCTGCAGTATCACAAGGAGTTCCTCGACGAGCTGCACAAGCAGGTGATGGAGCAGTGATCCTGTTCATCCTGCTGCTGATCGTGCTCGGCTGCCTCGCCATCGGCTTCGGCCTGAAGCACGAGGACTACCTCATGGTGTGGATGGGCGGCCTGCTCCTCCTCGCTTCGCTTGCCGCTGGCACCTACTGAAGGAGGACGCATGGCTAGCATCATTCCGTTCAACGAGGTCCACCCGTATATCACGGACAAGCCGGGCGGACACTGTATTCAGCCGGTCTGGACGCTGGGTGAGGAGGCGATCAGTCGACCGTGCGGTCGCCATGGCAACCACCTGGTCCACTCGATGAGCCTGGTTCACTCTGAGGAGCCCGACGAGGAGGCTGTTCCGGCCGGTGAGTACCACCCCTTCAATCCGGGGCGATCCAACATGTTCTGTATGCAGAAGGTCCAGCTCGGTAACAAGGTGGCTCGCTGCACGCTGAGACCCGAGGCGAAGGTGCATCACCCGGACCCCTGGCCCTCGCCGAAGGTCATGGAGCCGGCACCCGAGCCCAAGATCGACCCGCCCACGCAGCAAGCGTTCATCTGCGGAGTGCCCACCCACCAGGCCGAGAGTCAGCTGGAGAGCTGGTTCCAAGATCGCTACCGGGTCGTGCAGATGGGGTTCGTCGAGGGGCACGGCTTCTGGTTCCTGCTAGAGCGCACCACCAGGCTGGAGGACTTCAGTGGATGAGCTGCGATCCAAGGGCATGCTGCTGTTCACGAACATGCACGGATTCGACCACCTGTTCCACCGCTACGACAAGGTGAGTGACCCGCGCTCGAGGCCGGACAGCCTCACGGACGTGCGGGACACCTTCTACATGTACCGAGACCTGCTCGACATGTTCATCATCGAGCACGCCGGGGGTAAGCAGAAGCCCCGGCCTTGACATCCCACACCGGATGCAGTAGATTTGCCTTGCTCAGGATCCACTGTCTGCTCGAGAGAGGAGATTTGGTGCTACCCGCAAGGCAACATCTCTCATCCGGAAGTGGTGTATCTCATGCGTATCTCACAGCTGGCAGAACGCCTGGCTGAGGCCCAAGAGCAGTATGGTGACGTCGAGGTCGTCATCTACGTGAAGGGCCAGCCCATCTCCGTCAAGAGCGACATCCGGTTGCTCCTGACGCCATCTCACGTCAGCAAGCACGGGTACTTCCTGCCCGATGGCATCTACGGGCGCAAGAAGGACGTCGAGACGGGTCGTGAACTGCAGGGGCGCTCACGACTCTTCATCGGCGACCTTCGGGAGTCCGACGTCGAGCGCAACCTCACCATCTACGCTCGCCGCGACGCCGAACGCCAGGCGCGCCGCAACAGCCGCAGGGAGAACCGCACGGTGACCAAGCCGAGGCGACGCAGGGCCCGACAGAGCAGCTGAAGCTCCGGCCTTGACATCCAGCTCCCCGCATGGCAGTATTTCTCATGCATCGCCGCGAGGCGAGGCTTATACAAACACCGGACATCGTATAATACCCGGTCATAGCTCCTACGCACAAGGAGCCCCCACGATGGTCCTCTCAGGCAGCAGAGAATGAGAGAGGGGTAACTGACTCAAGGGTCCGGAGATGATCCGATGAGGATGGTATGCCGAGTCAGCCATCAGCTTACGATCCCACCCTCGATGCTTCACTCCCCCTGCGGAGCATCGGGGGTGGGACTGTATCAAGCTGACGATGCACCCTTGACAGGGAACCATGGAGAGAGTAAGTTTGTCCCATGACGCACCTCGGCCGCATACCACTCAGCAAGCCCCGGGTGAACAACCTGGGGGCCGACCCCAACGAGACGGGAGAGGTCATCCTCACCGCCCTCAAGACCCGCCCCGGTGTGGGGCTCGAGGTCAACCTCCTGGAGAGCGGGGTGACGGAGAAGGGCCTCATCGTCGCGCTCAGCGCCCAGGAGGCGGTGAAGCTGCACGCACTGCTCGGTCAGTACCTCGACCGGCCCTGCGCGTTCAAGGCGGATGACCTGCCGCGAGCTGCCGACGCCTTCCGCCGCGCCTGGCACCAGGTCGACGACACCCTGCCGATGCCTGAGGGCCACCGTACTCTCGCTGGGCTCAAGGCCGCGCTCATCGAGCTGGGCTTCGACGAGGAGGTCTGACAGATGCCGAACGACCCCCGTACGCCCAAGGCGCAGAAGCTGTACGAGACCGAGCGGCGCCAGGGCGACGTCAGCTGGTACAACCTGCCGGCCCCGGTCCGCAGGGCGTTCCTCGAACGCATCGCGCCCTCGCCTGACCTGATCGAGCGGGCGGACGCTGAGAGAGCGCTCAGGGAGGCGCTGGAGCCCATCGCAATCGACTCGGCCGTGATCGACGAGCTGGTCGAGCGCTTCCACACCGAGATGGCACGACTCACCGAGGAGAAGAAGAACTGATGAAGAAGAGGCTCGCTGCCGTGCTGGCAGCAGCGGCTCTGGTCACCCTGACCGCGGGCTGCGCGCAGCAGTACGACGTCGAGAACGTCCCGTTCGAGGAGCCGGACGAGATCACGATCTACGGCAACGTCGACCAGCACCCGAACATCACCCGGGTGTGCATCGACGACATCGCCTTCGCGACCACCACCCGTGACTACAACGCCGTGATGCGCGTTCCCGAGTGGGACGAGCACTGCGCCAACCTGGAGGACTGATGATCACCAGCGACAAGCCCCTGCGTGATCGCCGCGCTGAGTTCCCGCAGTGGCGGGACTCCGACTACGACGCCAGCTTCGAGAGCAACCTCGTGCTGCACGCCATGCGTGAGCTGAGCGGCATGGGCTACCCCGGCTCGGACAAGATGAACCGCCAGATGGCGTACGACATCATGGACCTGGTGATCCGCTTCAGCCAGCAGGGGCACTCGGGCATGTCGGCCTCGTACAGCCTGCAGACCCTGCAGCGGCTGCTGAACTTCGAGAACCTCAACCCGCTGACGACCGACCCGGCGGACTGGATCGGGGTCGGCGACATGATCTGGCAGAACCGCCGCCGCGGCGAGGCGTTCGAACGACGCCGGCAAGACCTACTACCTCCTCAGCGAGGAGAGGAAGTGGGTGAAGAAGGTGGTTCCGCTCTGGGTCGCGATGCGGCTCACCAACCGGGTGTGGAACCGGATGAAGTTCCCGCTCCGGCACTCGATTCGTCGTTGACATCCGGTACGCAGTAGCCTAGTATTACTGCTATGACCGCACGACGATTCGAGCTGCCGGGGACCAATGACTGGTCTAAGGAGAAGTTCTTCCCGGCAACTAACCTGGTCGGAGCGCAGGGGACGCGCTTCCTCCACAACGTCAAGGGTGAGCCTGAGCCCCTGACACTGATCTCCGCGACCCCCACGAACTCTCGACAGTCCATCGAGGTTCGAGTCGAGGAGTACGACTTCCCGATCTACATCAGCCGTACGGCCTCGCTTCAGCGGGCCTGACAGGAGCCTCTCATGCGCAAGTCGCGCTTCCTCTACACCCTCGCCGCCCCGGGCGCCATCGCCCTCGGCCTGATCTTCGCCCCCATCGCCTCGGCCACCGAGTGCGTGCCCGACCCGGGCCAGGAGTACATCGCGCCGACCTACGCGGTGCAGTACGAGTACCTCCACACCATCGCCGGCACCCCCGCCCAGGGCGAGGAGACGCTGCCGAACCCGGTCTCGCCGACGATCCCGAACCCCGACTACAAGCCGGCCTGGACCGAGACGATCAACCACCCGGCGGAGACCACGGTCATCCACCACGACGCCGAGTACGCCACCGAGTACCTGTACATCAAGCAGGTCCGCGGCATCATCCAGCAGCAGACCGGGTGGCTGGGCTGGGTCAACACCGGCGAGACCTTCGGCTGGGAGAACTGGTCGGGCAACTCGACCAAGTGGGCCGACGCCAACTTCACCGAGGCCGGCCCGCACTCGGCGGTGCAGTCGACCGACGGCAAGAAGCGCAAGGTCTCCACGGAGTACCGCTACACCCAGACCGGCCAGACCCGCCCGGGTGCCCTGATCAAGGAGGCCTGGGACGAGACGGTCACCATCCGCGAGGCCTGGACCGAGACCGTCAACCACGACGCCGAGGGCGACGAGACGATCCCCAACCCGGACTACACCGGTCCGACCATCCCGAACCCGGACTACATCCCGGGCACCGAGGACTCGACCGAGCTGGTCTGGCGCGACGCCGGCTGGAAGGCCCCCGACGCCAGCTACGAGCCGACGGGGAACGAGCGGTCCGGCGAGGGCATCACGGAGATGATCGACCCCGGACAGGAGTACATCGCCCCGACGGTCTGCGAGGAGGAGCCGGGTGAGACGCCCGTCGACCCCGAGGACCCGACCGACCCCGAGACCCCGGTCGAGGAGCCGACGACGCCGGTCGACAACCCGGTGATCACGACGCCGATCTCCGTCACCGCCCCGGTCACGGTCACCGCGCCGGTCACCCCGGCCAAGGTCGCCGCGCCGGCCAACGACGACACCGAGCTCGCCCACACCGGGTCCGACCTCGGCGCCCTCGGGACCGCCGGTGCGCTGCTCGCCGCCGGTGCCGGCACGGTCGGGGCGGTCGCCTACCGCCGCCGCCACACGATCTGACGATCACGCACTACCTCTCGGGGTCGGTCTCTTCGGAGATCGGCCTCGATTGGTGTGGGATGACTCGCTGACAGGAATGAACTTCGGGCCCGCTGGGGAACGGTGTCCGATGCGTCCCCTTGCGCGATGAACAGATGCCTTGATAGAGTGCACACAATCCAGACTCGTTGCCTCATAGAGGCAAGCTCAAGGAGGAAAGCCATGGACTTCCTGCTCCTTGCTCTCGGGCTGGCGATTCTCGCGTACCAGGTCCGCATCTACCGCCAGCTGAAGGAGCTCGACCGCCGTAATCGCATGCTGCTGCAGCGCTCGACCGCTCGACAGGGCGGCGTCAGAGGCATCCAGATCGCCTCGCACGCATCGCCTCACATCGATGCTCGAGCGCGCACCACCAAGCGCGATACGGACGATCTGCCCAGGACCGGTCGACTGGGCAAGCTTCAGCCGCGCCGAGGAGGTGTTGACGATGGCATCCGTGATGACAGTGGACTTCAGGAACAGCCCTGACCATCGTCAGCACAAGTCCGGGGTCATCCAGGACCAGCTGGCTCGTCGAGAGCCGCCCCGCACCGCGGAAGGCAAGCTCCTGACGCCCAAGCAGATCCGAGCTCGAGCCCGACGCAAGATGGCTCGCTCGGAACGAATGACTGAGCAGGAGGCTGACTACCTCTTCCAGAAGCCGCTCGACGAGTGGGACCTGGAAGAGCTGGCTCACGGCCGCCCTCGCTCTGCCGATGGGACCTTCCGAGGTCGAGCGCCGAAGTGGATCACCGCGGCTGTTCACGAACAGGCCATGGAGCGGTACACTGCCGCGATCAAGTCGGAGATGAACGCCACGACCGTTGACGCGGTCCAGGCGATCAAGAACATCCTCGAGAACGAGGACTACGACGACAAGGGCAAGCCGATCGTACCGGCAGGTACGAAGCTCGAGGCGGCCAAGTTCCTGATCGAGCACGTGGTTGGCAAGCCCAAGCAGCGACTCGAGGCCGATGTCTCGGTCAAGCTGCAGGGCATCCTCGGCCAGGTGATGGTGAACCCCTCCCAGGCGGCGATGAACCCCGACACGGGCCAGGGTTACTCGGTGGCTCACTACCCGGGCATCACCATGGAGATGGCTGCTCAGGTTTCCGAGGACTTCGACGAATCGGAGCTCGGCGATGGCTGACATCCAGAATGGCCCTGACGATGTCTGCGGGGTCTGCAGCACCATCCGCGAGCTGCACGGTGACAAGTACCATCGGTTCACTCTTACTGACGAGCTGATCCCGCTGCAGCCCGGCCCCACACCTCGACGCCAGGCACCCCGGGAGCGAGTGCCGGGGGCTATCGAGGCCCAGACCGCGGGGCTCACGCTCCGCATGATCGAACGACTGGCTCAGAAGGGCATCCTCGACGAGGGTGATCTGATGGCCATCTTCGGAGGTACCAGTGCTGCACGTCCTGACGCCCCGGCTGATGAGGCAGCTCGAGCAGATCATCCTGCCCGAGATGCCGAACGAGGCCGCTGGGCTGATCCTACCGGACGGCACGGTGGTTCAGCTCCCCAACGAGGCTGAGAACCCGACCAACAGGTTCACAGTCAGCAGGCTTGAGATCCAGAAGGTACTTCTCTCCAACCACCTGCCTCTTTCCTTGGCGACACTCGAGAAGCTCACCCTCTGGCATTCTCACCCCGGCGGCGGGGTCGGTCCATCTCGGGTCGACCTCGCCCAGAGGGTCGAACCACTCAGTCACCTCGTCATCGCAGTCACCGATGGCGAGCTGACCCCAACCTGGTACTGAAAGGAGGCCGATCATGGGTGTGGAGGATCACTCGGAATACGACGGCGGCGGCGTGATGCCTAACACCGTCCACCCGAAGGGGACTGACGCTCTGACGGCCTCTGACAGGCTCCGGCTTCAGTCGCTGACGGGGCAGGAGGAAGACAGCCGCGCGCCGGTCGATCCCTACCATTGGTATGGTGGGCAGAGGCCGGACCCGCGAGCTGCAGAGGCGGACCGCTACGCTCGGGAGGAGCGACAGCGGCAGATACGACAGGCTGAGGCCGACCGCTATCGGGAGACGCCTTACCCCTACTAAACGCGCGATGCGCGATCATGCGGCGAGATGCCTTCAGACGGCCCCCCAGGTTGACTCAAATTGCCTGTAGGGGGTCGCGCTGAGTGATCGGGCATCGAGCTTGACAAGAACGCGAGGGATTCGCGCATGCCGCTAGAGCTGCCCAGTGAAGAGGGCCTGGTTTTCCGGAAGGACGTCTACTTCGACAAGACGGAGTACCGTCCACACCGGGGCCAGCAGATCATCCACTACGACAACACTCGCCACCGAGTTCTCTGCAACGGCCGACGCTGGGGCAAGACGATGCTCGGTGGTAAGGAGTCGGAGTGCCTGGCATTCGTCCGCAACTGGCGCGGTGAGCCCATGCGCGGATGGATCATTGGTCCGGAGTACTCCGACTGCGAGAAGGAGTTCCGGATCATCTACGACACGTTCAAGAAGCTGGGGATTGACACTGTCAGTTCCAAGTTCCTGAACAACGTCGAGAACGGCAACATGCACATCCGCACCCGCTGGGGTTTCGACATCGAGTGCCGCTCTGCGCGTCACCCCGAGAGCCTGGTCGGTGAGGGTCTGGACTTCGTGCTGCTGGTCGAGGCCGGTCGACACCGTCGCCGCATGTTCGGTGACTACGTCCGACCCGCGCTCTCCGACAAGCGAGGCATGAGCCTGATGTCTGGGGTGCCTGAGGACGCCAGCGAGAACTCGCTGCTCTACTGGGCATACAACCGTGGTCAGGACCCGACCAAGACGCAGTGGCGATCCTGGCGCATGCCGAGCTGGACGAACACCATCGTCTTCCCCGGAGGGCGCAACGACCCCGAGATCCTCGAGGCTGAGGACGACCTGACCGAGGATGAGTTCCGTCGGCAGTACGGTGGCGAGTTCATCCAGCGCCAGGGCCGCGTCATGAAGGAGTGGGACGACGAGGATCACGTTGCCGATATCCGGTACAACCCGGACTGGCCCCTCTACGCCGCGGTCGACTACGGCTACACGAACGACTGGGTCTGGCTCTGGATCCAGGTCGACCCCTGGGAGAAGTTCGTCTACGTGATCGGGGAGCACCGCTTCCGGATGCGCGACACTGAGGACATCGCTCGCAACGAACTGAAGGATCACCCGCTGACCCAGAAGCTCGTCGCGATCTACGCCGACCCGGCCGCGCCGGATGACTCGGCGATCCTCCGCCGTCACCTCGGAGTGCCGGTCAAGACCAACACGGGTGGTGAGCTGAAGGTTCGACTTCGGCTGATCCGCTCGGCGCTGAAGCTTCGTCCGGAGCGGCTGCCCGATGACCACCCCGACAAGAAGCCCGGTCTGCAGGTCGACCGACGCTGCACCAAGCTGATCTGGGAGATGCGAGAGGGCTACCGTTGGCCCGAGTCTCACAGCGACATGCGCAACGACAGTGAGATGCCGCTGGACAAGGACAACCACGGTCCTGAGGCCCTGGGGCGGTTCTTCAAGGGACACATGGAACAGTTCGATACGGCCAAGCGCCAGAGCCGACAGAGCTCCGTTAGGAAGTCGAGGAGGGCAGCATGAGCGACGACCCGAACCAGTGGTCCAGCGTACGCCGATTCCTCGGTGTTGCTCGACCAGTCTGGATCCCCCAGGACGAGCAGGACCGCATCGCGGCCTACGAGAAGTACAACGAGCTCTACCAGAACGAGCCGCGCCAGTTCTCGCTGCGAGTGCTCGAGGGTGAGCAGCCGCTGTACATCCCGAACGCTCGAGTGATCGTCGACACGACTGCCTACTACATCCTCAAGGGTCTGGAGCTGGTGGTTGATGGTGGATCGGCTGCTACCAAGAAGACGCTGCAGGCCTTTCTGGACCGGGAGGCCTTCTACTCGAGGTTCCACACCGCCAAGCATGCCGGTGTCGCCAAGGGAGACTTCGTCTTCCACCTCACCGGTAACCCCAAGAAGAGGGAGGGGCGACGCCTCTCGCTGAACTCGGTCGACCCCGGGTCGGTCTTCCCGGTGTGGGACATGCACACGCCGGACAAGATGCTCAAGTGCCACCTCGTCACGGTCTACAACGACCCGAACGACAACAAGAGCTACGTCAACAAGCTGACGTATGAGCTCGAGGAGGATGAGCTCGGCAACCGCCGGGTGAGCCGCCAGCAGGGCATCTACGAGCTCGAGCCGAAGTGGTACGGCGAGCAGCCCAAGCTGGTGCGCACCATCCTCGCCAAGGGCTACCTGGACCAGCGCATCGACACCATCCCCGTCTACTGGTTCCGTAACCGGGCCTGGGACGGGGAGGACTTCGGTTCTTCCGAGCTGCGCGGCTTCGAGTCGCTGCTCCAGACGGTCTCGCAGAGCGCGACTGACGTCTCGGCTTCGCTCTCGCTTGAGGGCCTGGGTGTCTACGCCACGGACGGTGGCCGTCCGGTGAACGACTCCGGCGCGGAGGTCGACTGGGAGGTCGCCCCGGGTCGAGTCATGGAGGTGCCTCAGGGCTCCTACTTCCGCCGCGTCGAGGGGGTCACGTCGATCACCCCTGCCACGGACCAGATCAGCTACATCGAGCGGAAGATGATGGAGGGCGCCTCGCTGAGCGACGTGGCCCTCGGCAAGGTCGATGCTCAGGTGGCTCAGTCCGGTATCGCGCTGGCGATCAAGTTCATGCCAACGCTCGCCAAGGTCGAGCAGCGAGACCAGGCCGGTATCGCTCGGCTCAAGCAGCTCTTCTACGACTGGATGGTTTGGCACGAGGTCTTCGAGCACGAGGCGCTCGAGGGCGAGGTCGTTCCGACCATCGGTGACAAGCTCCCGACTGACCGCAAGGCCAAGGTCGAGGAGCTCAACAACATGCTCGACCGACGGGTCATCTCGACGAAGTACTACCGCGACGAGATGGAGAAGCTGGGGTACGAGTTCCCCCGCAACATCCAGGACCAGATCGACGAGGACCTCGCTCGCAACGCGGTCTCCAAGAACCAGCAGGAGGACCAGGGCGACGACGAAGAGACTTCCGAGGACGACGAGACGTCGACCGACGGGAACACGCTCGAGGATCAGAACTCGAGCAACAACAAGGACCGTCCGAACGAAAGCTCGGGCACCGAAGCGTAGTACTCACCGGAGCGAGATGCTCCAACGAAACACGCGCGGGATGCGCGGGAAGGATCAACCATGGACAACGAGCTCGAGCGACTGCTCCCCCCCTTCATCATCGGTGCGGAGGGCGAGGACGACTCCAGCGGGGGCGACCCCGCGGGTGACCCGACTGGCGGTCAGGAGGACCCCCAGGACGACCCCAACGCGTCCGAGGAGCACGACGACGACTCGCCCGACGACGATGACCCGCTCAAGGGTCTCAAGACGGGCCTCAACAAGGAGCGTGCCAAGAACAAGGCGCTCGAGCGCGAGAACCGCAAGCTCCGGGCTGCTCAGGAGCAGCGCGAGCTCGAGGAGAAGACCGAGATCGAGCAGGAGCGCATCAAGCGGGAGAAGGCCGAGGCCAAGGCTGAGAAGCTGGCCCAGGGCTACCGGACCCGCGAGCTGAACTCCGCCATCGAGAAGGCGGCTCAGAAGCTGAACTTCCTCGACATCGACGACGCCATCTCGGGTGTGGACAAGGAGTCCATCACCATCGAGCAGGACGACGAGGACCCCTCGGACGTCACGGTGGATCTCAAGGCGGTCGAGAAGGCGGTCAAGGCACTCGCCGCCAAGAAGCCGCACTTCATCCGCCGGGGCACCACCGACGGCGAGCCCACGGGCGAGCAGTTCGGGGGCTCCAAGAGCAAGAAGCCCGAGACGACGGAGGAGACCTTCCGCAAGCAGTACCCCGGGCTCTGATCCTTCCATCCCTCTTCCACACCGCAGAACAAGGAGGAGCCACTCATGGCTCGGTACGACAAGTACGACCCGATCTCCGGTGGGTTCCGCGCGCGTCTCGCCGCGGCGCTCACCCTCACCGACGGCGGCTTCATCGGGGGTGTCTCGCTCAACTCCGCCGGCCGCCTGGTCGTCGGCTCGGGCGGCCAGACCGGCATCGTCGGTGTCGTGGTGAAGAACGTGGCCCGCGGCCCGGTCGGCCAGTGGGACACCTCGCTGCGTGCCGGCGACCCGAACCCCGCCGCGTTCATCGGCGCCCGCGCGGGTGACGTCGTCGACGTCATGACCCAGGGCGAGATCGTCGACCTCGACCCGACGGTCTTCCTGGCCGGCAGCAAGGTCTACGTGACCTCCGCCGGCGCGCTGACCCTGACCGCGGGCACCAACATGCCCATCGGCTGGACCGTCGAGGCCGGCCGCCTGGTCGTCCGGTTCGCGGCGCCCGCCCCGGCCGCGGCCTGATCCCTCCGTCGATCCACTGAAAAACAAGGAGACAACCACCATGGGTCAGACGCCCACCATCATCTCCCCGGCGGAGTACCTCGACTGGTTCAACGCCGCGGGCTCCCACGAGCTCGACCGCTACCTCATCCGTGGTGGCGAGCAGGGCTTCAACGAGCGGGCCGACGTCATCGTCGCCGCCGACGGCACGGACCTCAACGACTTCTGGAACGAGGTCCAGGCCACCATCGCGATCCGCAACCGCGACCGGAACCGCATCATCGACGCGCTCTCGGTCCGCGTGAACGGCATCGTCGAGGAGGTCCAGGTGCCGTCCGAGGTCGACTTCGAGCGGGCCTCCGAGTACGGCCAGCCGGTCGGCATCCGCGGGACCGCGACCCGGTTCTTCCGCGGGTTCGACTTCGACTTCTACGACCTGGCCATCCGGTACACCTGGATGTTCATCGCGGAGGCCGGCGCGCAGCAGCTGCGTCAGAACCACAACATGGCGCTGGAGGCGGACACCAAGCTGCTCTTCCGCAAGGTCATGGAGCGGCTGTTCAACCCGCTCAACTCGCAGGGCATCACCGACAAGAACGAGCCGATCACGGTCTTCGGCTTCTACAACGGTGACGGTGAGCTGCCGCCGAAGTACAAGCAGAACACCTTCGCCGGCAACCACAACCACTACCTGGTCTCGGGTGCGGCGGCCGTCCGCAGCCAGGACCTCGACACCCTGGCGCGGGCCACGGAGGAGCACGGCTACACGCTCCAGAACGGCTACCGCACCGTGCTCTGGGTGAACAAGCAGGAGGCCGACGTCATCAAGACGTTCCGGACCACCACCGGCGCGATGTACGACTTCGTGCCGAACCCGTCGACCTACGGCGGTGCGGTCTGGGTGCCCAACAACGGCCAGTACGTCGGTGGCCCGCAGGGCACCGTCGAGGGCGAGATCGGCACCTACGGCCCGTTCCACGTGGTCGAGGAGGGCTACATCCCGGCCGGCTACCTGGTCTCGGTGGTGACCGGTGGGCAGGACAACATCTCCAACCCCATCGGCCTGCGGGAGCACGCCAACGAGGCCTACCGCGGTCTCAAGGTCATCCCGGGCCAGCGCTCGGACTACCCGCTGGTGGACTCGTT